ATTAGATTCTAGTAAACTTAGAAAAGATTCTTTTGCTGATAAAGTGTAATTATTATTAAAATTATCCGTATAATTTTTATAACCTAAGCCTGTATTTTCATCAATTCTTACTATATCTGAATAACCTAAAACCATTGAGTTAATAATGTCTTTACTCATATCTTGCCCCCATTGTAAAACAAATTCCTCAACATCTTCATTCTTTAATTTAGATAATCTACCAACAATCTTAGTATCATCTAGTTGTGAAATAATTCTTGCTTCAATATTATCAAACATTAAATCTTCTTCAGGAGTTATTTCTACAACTAGTATATTTCCACTTTTAGTCTTTATTTCCATCACATTCTTTAAATTGATTCCAAAAATGTTTATGATAACCTAATTCAAAATCTATACAATCTTGAAGTCTTTCTTTTAAATAAACATTAAGTTTATCAACTTCTTTTTCAGTAATTAATTTCTTTACAAAAGTTAATTCTTGTTCAAAAGAATTTATTGATAAATGCTTCTCATCTTTATAAAAATGAAGTTTGTTATTTTTATCATCTACAACTACTTTCATCATTTACTATTTTTAGCAACTTCATAATCACTAACCCAATTTAACTTTCTACTTTCTCTAATTACTTTGGGTGCAAATTCTCTAAATATCTTATTATCTTCCATATAGTATATAGTATCACAATCCTTACATAGTACTACATCATCAGTTCTCATTACTGCTTCTTCCATTGAACTTAGCATTATATCTTCATGTTCATAGTTTTTGATATACTCTAAGTTCAATGAGAAGCAGGTATCACATACTTTAATATTGGTTAATCTTTTATTCATATTGGTTAATCTTTTATTCATTATATTTTAATTACCATTGTTCTTTTTTATCAAAGTTTTCTTTTAGTAAGTATAATTTAAAAAGCATTTCATTATTCTCCTTAAACAATTCCAATATTTCCATTACGCTATTATTTATAAAAGCAATAGGTTCTTCCTTCCATTCCTCCGAAATTATATCTTTAGGAGTAGAACTCGCAAACATTAAAAGTTGTTGTTCAAGTTTTATATTAATCTTTTCTAGATAATCTATTTCAGATAGTACTTCATCTAAATTACCATAATGTACTTTATTCAGTACTATCTCACATTTAAATGTTGTTCCCCATCCCATATCTAATCGTATTTTTCATAGTAATCTACATTAAATTTAGTAAAGAAATTTTCATAGAATTGCTCAACTTCTTTAAGAGTAGTTACTGGTCTCCACTTATCAGAAATCATATCAGCGGAATAATGAATATCAATACAAGCATCCTTACCTTCCTTATCTATTCTGAATTGCCCGAAGAAGGTATAACTATCTAAAGGTTCTGTATGAATTTGCTCTGGAAATTGTTTCTTATAATTATAATGGTAAACATCTATAAAATATTTAACACCTTTTTCATCTATAAACTTCTTTTGAAAACCTCTTATTGCTCCCTGCCAATTATCCTTAAATATTTTATAATCATTATTTATAAGTTCTTGTTCAAAAGAATTATAAATTGTTTTATCTACTACACTCATCACTTATTGAAGATTAAATTCCTTTTCAACAAAACTATGTAAATTCCTATGTTGATTTATATACGTTAATGGATGAGATTCTTTTAAAGAATAAGTAATATGATTATATAAACTCCATAATGAATTATTTCTAAAATTTTCAAATGTAGATTCTTTTATCTCCTTTTTTATAATATTAAGTTGTTGAGAATTTATAATTTCATCTTCAATAAACATTCTCCCTACTAATTCTGCGGAAATCCTACTATCAACTTCAATATTTTTCATAGTAGTAGAATGTCTCATCATTAAGTTAAAATGATTCTCTAATTGATTAATGGTGGTAATTATTTTACCATCTAACTCTTTGTTAACCATTCCTGTATGTTTACGTAGAAAATTAAATTCTCCACTAATCATTCCATTTCCACAAATCCATACATTACTCCCCGCAACAAAAGCAACACTCATAGATTTATCATAGGAATTTCTAAATGCTAATCTTAATCCTAGTTCACTATTAGAATGTTCAATATTCATATATCCTATAAGTTGTTGCCCATATCTACCTGTAATAAAATTTTCATCTTTAATAGTTAAATTATGTTTATCCAATTGTTCATAAATATGCTCTATAACATTTCTATGACTTACTGGTGAATAACTCTCTGTACTAAAAGGTACAGGAATGTTATATAATTCTTCTTTTGTTATCATTGATTATATCCTAAAAGTTGTTTAGTAATTATTACTTTAATTTGTGCATAAGATATAGGTTTGAAATTGTTATTATCAATTCCTATATCGTATCTAAGAGGTTTAAAATTTAGTTTCTCAGCACTAGTACTTAATGGACCAGAGTGAATATGTCCATGTAAATGAACTGCTCCTCTAGTCCAATACTCACAAGGGTAATGGGTAATATGAAACTTCATATACTTATCCTCTAACTCATCATCTTCCACTTGAAAATCTAAAGCATCTGAAGTATGGTATAGCATTGCTTGAACTATTGGTCTATCCAGTTTATTTTGCCTGTCGTGGTTCCCGTATACTAACCATATCTTACCATTTAGTTTAGAAATGAAATCCTGAATTAACTCTAAATTACCAGAATGAATAAAATCTCCAGCAATAATAATATCATCATCAACTTGTACTAACTCATTCCAGTTTTGAATTAATTTTTCATTCATTTCTAAAGCATTCTTAAATGGGCGTGAACAGTACTTAATTATGTTCTCATGGTATGCGTGTAAATCAGAGGTAAACCAAAGTTTATCTTTATTAAACTTATATTTTATTTTCATTTTCTAAAAATATATTAAATATTTCTTGTGTTGTATATAAAGTATTCTCATCATTTGGATTGGCATAATACCAGCATAAACTTCCAGCACTATCATAACCTTCTCTAGCATACTTTAATAACCATCTTCCAAATTTAATACCTACCTCTTCTTGCACCATCTTAATACATTCAATAACACTTTCCTCTGTTAAAGGTTCTCCAGATAATTCTTCTTCAAACCAATCTTTAGCACTTCTTATCTAAATAAGTTTTAAGTTCTTGAATTTTAGCATCTACAAAATAAAAATAACTTACGTTTTTAGAATGTAAATCTTCCAAAACACTAATTGCAAATTCTATTGAGAGTTTAACTATATCATCTGAATATTTATCTTCATTTTTAATATCAAAAGATAAATACATTGCTTTATTATCTAATTCTTCTATATTCATTTTATTATTTCATTAAATTTGTCTCTCAGCCATTCCCAGAATGAGATTGGAGGAGAGTTACCTTGTTCTATCTCCTGTTTATAGAAAAGTAGGAATGTAGCAAGAAATCCTGCTACAAATCCTACTAGTAATATGATTGAGTTCATATTTTATTGTTTTAAATCATATGTTTAAATATATGAGCAATTACATCTACAGTCCAACCATTACCTAATGATTTATATCTTTGAGCATCACTTAGTATAGAAGTATAATTATCTGGAACTGTTTGTAATCTTTCATATTCTTTAGGAGTTAAATTTCTAGCTCCTAATCTTTCTAAATCAATATTAGAATTTTCATTTAAACTTTGCCAATACTCCCAATCTTTTACAATATTAACTTTATTTCCTCCTACTTTTAAACATCTAGATTTTGAATTTATACTTAAAGGTTGTCTATCCTCGTATGAAGATTTAATATTTCCAACAACTCCTTTTTTACTTAAAAAATATTTTGAATCTACTTGTTCTTCAAGAATATCTTTTATATATAAATTCTTATCTGTAGGTAATTCAATATTGGGAATATTTGTCCAATATAATCTTCTTCTACTTTGGGCACTCACTAAAGAACTATTAATTTCTATAGGTTTTACTCCTAAATAGTAACTAATTACATCCTGAAATTCTTTCTTCATTTTAACATTCTCAAGAAGAAAGTACTTAGGTTGTAACTCATTCTTTAATCTAACAAATTCAAAGAATAGTTTACTTCTTGGATCACTAAAGTTAAGTTGTTTTCCTGCAAAACTAAATCCTTGACAAGGACTTCCTCCAATTAGCAACCCAACATTCTTAAAATTTTTTCCTTCTACTTTAGTAACATCTCCAATTTGGATTGTATTAGGAAAGTTATGTTGAGTTACTTGTATTGCATACTTATCAATTTCACTTGCATAATAATTACTATACTTAATATTTGCTTTATTTAATGCTAATTGTCCACAACTAATTCCATCAAATAAACTTATTACATTCTCTATTTCCAAATTTCTTCCTCCTTATTAGGTTTTTCTTCCAAATCAATTCCTTTAAATGAGCAACCATATATTTTCTCCATTTCCTTAACTAACTCCTTATCCCTATCCAATACCTGAAATACTCTACTCCTCTTATTTAAGTTGTAGAAAGTTTTAATATTAGTCTTTAATTTATCGGATAGTTTAGAGTACTTACCCTGCACAAATAGTTCAATATCATTAAGGTATTCATCTGGTATATCCATTATAAAACAGTCAAATCCTAACTTACTTGTATCTATTCCAGCGTAGTAAGTATGTTTAAGTATATTTTGCTCCAACTTATTGTATAGTTCTGACTTAGCAAATCTATACATCAAAACTATTTGTTGTAAATCTTCAGTAAGGTAAGCATTAATGAAGTAACTATCTACCATAAAGTAATTCCTATTCTCATACCTTGTTGTCATTAAACTTGGTAGAATATAGGTAGATACTTTATTCCTTAAATGGGTAAACAATGTATACTTATACTTATACAATTTACCTTCCTCTGCTCCTTGCTCAATCCTTACAATTTGATATGAACTAGGAATACAGCCCATATCATGTTGAAATTCATCTCCAATTCTAAATGTTTTATCACTAATCTTTAACTCAGTAATATGGTTATCAACACTAGTTTCCTCAACATTACTTGCATTGGTATAAATCTCTATCATCCTACTATTCTTAATCCTATAATAAATCTTTGTTCCTCCTAATACATCTATAATAGAGGTCATGCTAAAACATTTTAAAAGTCCAACTTACTTTGATTAGGTATCTCATAGCAATTAGAGGTATTAATTTGAGAACTAATTATACTTTCAGTTTCATATAATGTTTCTGAGTCTACATCAAATTTGGCATATAAAATATCCTCAGAACACTGTTTAACCTCATTAATTGCTTGACCTATATCATCAACATTATCTACAGTAATTAGCTGTTTAACCCAAACTTGAGTTAATACATCCCTTTGAATAATAAAACTTTTACTCATTAGTATATTCTTTAACTATACTACTCATAAAATTTTGTAAATCCTCTTCTGTTGAGAATAATGCTTTTAATGTAATCTTTTTATGTAATTCATCTACTGTAGGAATTCCTTTTTCAGCAAGGCTTTTAATTAAACTTTTTGAATCCTCTCTTTTTACATCATAATAACTCACATAAACATTATTCTTTTCTTCAAAGTTTTTAATAATCTTATCTGCTTTATCTTCGAGTTGTTTAATTTCTTTTTCCTTTTTTTCTATTTCTGAAAATATTTCTTTAGTAGAAGAAAGTAATCTCTGTGTTAATATTTTAGCATTTTCTAAATTACCTTTCTTTAATTTCTTAGAAATTTCTTCTCTAATACTTTCAGCAAGCATTCTACTTTGTGTTACATTTAATTTCATATTTTATTCTCCTTTAATTACTTTATCAATTATTGTACTGTAATAACCATTCAAATCATTATACCTATCCTGATAGTTATCCTTAAATATAAAACTATCCCCTGATGGTTTAAGCATTACATCCTCTGCTTCATCATCATTACTAAATCCTTCCTCTAACTTTAATCTTTCCCAAGCAAGAGCATCTGCTAATTCTACTGTATTTATTTTTACTATCATTATTCTAAACTATTTAAGTAATTTTCAAATGTTTTATATTTTTGAATTATAGTAATCATTGTTAAACTACCATCTTTTTCTGGATTATAAAACTTTTTATTTTCTAGAGCAGCATTAAAACATTCTTTTCCAAATTCTAGTAACATATCATGTAAAGTTAATGCAAATGCTTGAACATGTTCTGCATTTAAATCATCTCCTATATCAAAGTAACTTCTTAGTACTTTCTCTGCTTTATCCATAATCAAAATTTTAATTCATCATCAACTTTATCCTCTACTTTACTAGGAACTTGAGTTATTGTTGGAATTATAAAATCCTTTTTATTTCTTAATATTTTAAGTAGTTTATAATTCACAGCAAATTGTTCAATTCCTTCTTCTTCTCCAAAATATAGCAAATACTGTGTTAAAACTCCTTCTGGGTAATTACTGTAATCTTGGATTTTCTCAAGTATTTTAGCAGCAGTCTTTTCACCTACTTTTGGAATACCCTTCACTTTATCTGTAGTACAACCTGTTAAGCATTGCAACCATTGATTATAGTAGGCTTGTAAAGGAGTAATTGTTTTAAACTCTTCCTTAGTAGGATTATAATGAACTCCTGGAAGTTGTTCTAAATCATGGTCCTCTCTCACAATTATTGCATCTGGGTAAGATGTTAAAGTTATTCCTACAGCATCTTCAGATTCAATTCCATCTACTATAGTAAAATTCCATTTGCTTACTAAATGTTCTTTTACTTCCTTAAAGTATGGAGGTTTATCAGTAGTTCTCCCCTCCTTGTAATTTTTATCAACAGAATATCTGTAATTACCAGTTCCTCCAAGAAAAGCAATATATTCAGTAGCATTAGTAGGTTTAAATATCTTTTCAACTAAATACCAATCTACTAAATCTAAAGTTTCTTGTAAAGTTTTCTCAAAGGTAACTCCATACATTCTTTCTGTTTCAGAAGGAACTTTATTAGGACATACTTTGTACAGGATAAAATCCCCATCTATTAAAATCAGATTATTCATTATTTCTAGTCTTATAATCAATTACACTTTTTGCCTCATCCAATAATCCTGATTCCTCTGGTTCTCCATAATAACCCCAACAACTGTCTATTTCTTCCCATTCATCCTCAATGTCAAATTCAGATTCTAAAGTTGCTAAATCGTTCTCAAATTTTAATTTATCAAACTTTTCTTTAGTTATTGAATAAATTGTATTAGGTTTCTCAATAATAAATCCGTAAACTTCTCCAGATAAGTAGTAATTCCACTCTTTAATTAATCCCTCTGCTGCTTCAACTGCATCATCAAAGTTATTCCAAGTTTCTCTTTCTACCAATATATATCCACTAGTTGAAACATCCCATCTTCTATCAGGATAATCTTTAGTATTTGCTAATGAAATATGAACTCCTGAGTGTATATAAGCATCTACTGGAAATATCCAATAATTATGGTATTTATGCCCTTCCCATAATTCCTTTTCATCTGTATGTAAAAACTCATAAATACTTCTAAGTCCAAATCCTTTTCTTTCAACATAAAACTGCCTATGGTCATAAACTAAGAATAAATCTTCATTTCCCCAATCATTAGGAGATTCACAACTATCATCCTGCCTAATCTTAATTCTGTATCCTTTATAATCTATATCTTGTTCCATTAATCCTTAATTATTAAATTATCATCATTATCGTAATCATAACAACCTGAACAGTAATGTTTACCTTCATGTTCAATCCAATCATTATCCGATGCACAATCCCAAGCATACCCCGCATCATTCCAACCACAATTTTCCTCTTCATCACTGGAATTTTTACTACATCTATCACAGATGTAAGTATAAACTATAATTTCTTTAATCATTATCTATATATTTATAAACATCAAAAATATCTCCAGATGCAATACATTCAAACTTACCTCCTATAAATTCAGAAATATTATAATAACAATCAGTTCCTATTCCACTAGCATAATATCTATACTCATGCTCTCTATCAGTTTCAGAACTTGTATAACTTCCAGCATTAACTCCATATGGGGCACCTCCATTTTTCTTCCAGTTGTAATCATTTCTTCTACACTCTTCAATAGTTTTACTCCAAAGTTTATACTTTAAGTAATCATTGAATATTTCTGCTATAACTGTGCTTTTCTTATCATACCCACAACCAGAAGCATAGTATTTACTTTCTGTAGTATAGTAAGTTCCATCTTTATACTTAATTTCAGCATATGCTCTAGGACAATACCCCCAAGTTCTACTCTTATTCCAAGTTATAGTAATTTTCATCCATTCAATAGGCTTTTGAGATTTCTCCTGTTGAATTTCATTCAAATATTTACTATAGGCTTTATCCTTTCTTCTCTGAATCTTCTTTACTTCATCCATTATTCCAATCAGTAAATCTATTAACAAATTCTTCTATCTGTGTATCAAATACTTGGTGACAACCTGCGGTAATACACCATTCTAACCCACTATTATCTTTATTAGAAGTTCTTTCAGTAATAGAATTAACACTATAATAACCTAAACTGAATTGTTCTCCATTACTAAACCAAGGTGTATTAGTCTCTTTACATTTCTTAAACTTATAGTAAAGCAGTTTAGCCTTTTGTAATGTTACCTTAGCACCTTTAGATGTTTCAACTTCATTAGTATCATGTGGATTAATTCTTAGATAAACTGGATTATTATAACTTCCATACCTAGTTCTTCTATCACTTACTAAGAATTTAATATCTCTAACCTCTCCATTATACCATTTCTCAATGTTTCTTTGGATAGCCTTTTGTTGTCTTTCCTCCTTAGTAGCATCTAATTTTTCCTTTTTAATCCTATTCTTCTCAATTACCTCTTTGGCTAGTTCAGGATTATTGTAAACTTTAAGTTTAGTTTCGTAAGAACCAGTTATCCCATTTTCTAAACACCAAGTTTTAACTACATGTATTTTAAGTTCTTCTTGAGTCCATCTATTCTCAACCATCTTATCTAAGAATGGTTGATATAACTTCATTTGATTACACTTACTTAAAACCTCTTGAACATAATTTATAGTTTGATTGTATAGTAACGGATTACCAAAATTTTTAGTTCCTGTTAATAATTTCTTTTTATCCTGTAAATATTCATTTAGAATAGTATCTACCCATTTATATAGTTGTGGAACATCCCCAAAAGGTCTCCTCCAATCTTCCCAATCTATAGTAACTATATACCATTCATATTTTGGAATTGCTCGCCTTAAATATAATTGATGTTTACTAGTTGAACTACTTCTACTTCCACCTCTAAAATAAAATATTTTATTCTCAAAATCAGCATAACCTAATTCTGATGAATAACTGTAACAAATATTATCTCTCCAACTACAACTCCCAGAACCTTTAGCATAATCCTGTCCTTCTTGTCTATGGAAAAATATGTGAAAAACTTCTCTATTTGAAAATGTATGTCTCATTATAATTCTTTAATTAGTTCTTCTAATAATTCAACCCTACTTCTTGCCCTAATTGCTCTATCTCTATCAATCTTTTTATTAGTTTTTAAATATTCTAATAAAGTTTTATAAAGATAGTTCTTAGCAGAATCTAATTTCTTATTTAGTTGTTGTTCCATTTAATACTTCATTCTTAATTGTTTCTATAACCCATTGAATTTGTGAATGATTGTGCGGTTCAAAAAAGTAAAGGTTCTGTCCATACTTCTTATTCATAATAGATAAAAACATCTTCTTCTTTATCTGGTAAGTACTAGTTTTAATACCCTTACATTCCACCACAATCAATCCTCTACCTAAACTATTCTCAAAGTATCTATGCCAATCAGGTGTATACTTTATATCCATTAACTTTGTGGTATCCAAAGTCATTTTACCTAACTTATTTGGTTGGTATAAATACCCCTCTAATCTTACTCCTTCATGTAGAATAGTCTTTAAACTCTCATACTCAAAACCCAATTTATGTACTTCATTGGCTTGTTGATGGAAGTACCTTTCTAACTTACTCTTAAACTTTATTCCATCATACTCAACCTTTGTTGCATTCTTAACCTTCTTATTCTCTTCTTTCTTACCTTTATTCCAGTTTAATTTTTTATACATAAATTCTTAATATTCTTTAAAAATCCAATTTCTTTAACTTTCTCTAATCTTTCAGCCTGTAATCTACACCTAGTATTCCTCTCCCTAATCTCAAAAGATTTATTTATCTGCTCTATACTTCTCTTAGTTAGAGCCTCTTGGTATATATCCTTGTACTTTGTCATATCAATTCTTTTAGTAGGTTAATAGCCTTATCTTTACCATATTCCTTGGTATAGTCAGATATATCTTTACATCCATATTCAAGAGGTATTTCTACAAATGGTATTTTGTAGGTTTCAGAGAATTTTTTAGAGAACTTTCTACCAGCCTCATCATTATCATATAGTCCAACTATTCTTGTAAATCTAGATTGTTGCTTCTCGAAATAATTATCTGGAATAAATGAGGATTCCGATGTGGGTGCGATAGAAGTATACCCCATTTCATATAAGCATAGAACATCCTTGAATGATTTAGTAATTATAAGCAACTCTCCCTGCTTAGGTAGTAATACTTCTCCTTGAACAACTTTACCCCCATTGGAGAACCATTTAAATTTAGTATTTAACGGTTGGTAAATCTTCCTTCTGAATAGGTTATCCTCAAAGTAAAAGTTATAGGAGTAGCTAAGTTTATCTGGAAAGTAGTGTATTCCATCAATCCAAAAGTTACTTATAGCACATATATTAAACTTATTCAAAGTATTTAATTGAATACAATACTTGCTCCAAAATTCTTCATCCTCCTTATTAAAGGGTCTTGCTTTAATCTGTATTACTCTAGGTTTTTTCTCAGAACATTTAACTTTACCGTATAACTTAGGTTTAATTAAATTGGTTAAATCTTTTTCTAATCCATAAATACCTAAACCTAATTTAAAATCTTGATTTATTCTTTGTAATGCCTCAACATAGGATAAATTCTCCAATTCCATAACAAAGTCAATAGCTCTAAGTTTTAAATTTGCCCCAAAGTCAGTATAAAGCAAGTCACCTTTAATAAATGATACCCTACAGGAAGGATTTTTCTCACTTCTAAAATCTGATATAAAACTTTTATCTACCTCAACAAATCCTTTACTGTAATACCTAAAAATATCATAGGATGTAATTCTCTTAAATATATTTTCCTTAGTTAAATCTTCACCAAATCCATACATTAATTCTATAATTACATTAAAAAGAAAGTACCACTAAAATTAATTAGTGGTACTCTAAGTTATTGATTATTGTTTAATTAAAATGGAAGTCCTGTATCAGGAGTTTGTGGTGCAAATGTAGTATCGGCATCAGGTTTAGTTCCACCAGTCCTCTTCTTCTCCAATAAATCTTTCTGTTTCTGAGAAATAATTAAATCTTCCGCTTTGTTAGCAAATGGACTAAATGAACCAATTCTAGTAAAAATACCTTTAGCATTTTCAGTTAACTCAAATAGCACAAATAGTTTCTTACCTTTCAGTAATGGTTTAATTGCTACAATAACTTTTTCAGCAACATCCAATGCACTACTACCTTCAATCTTAAAATCTTCTCCTTTATACTTCCTAGCAATATTAGCCATATTACCCAAGAAAATTCTTACTGCTGCTTTGTACTTGTCCTCAGTTTCATACTTATCCTTATCCTTTGGTAGATAATACCTAGCATTGGCTACTTTACCCTGTCCATTAACTACTTCAGCTTGAATATAAGTTTTATCCTCACTTAGTTCGTACTTGGTTACTTCACATTGCTGAATAAAATCATTAGTACCATAAATTGAGATGTTCTTACTTCCACCTTCACTTGTTGTGTTGTCAATTACAAATAGATTCTCTGACATAATTTAAAATTTAATTGTTATTATTTGTTTTTAGTTTAATTTAAATAAAAAGGTAGGCTCCCACATTCCTACCATGCTAGTCTAAAGTTTATCCTACTATTTCAACGCTGGTTCGTCATAGGAGTAGGCTCATTCAGGCTGACTAGATTATCCTCCAATTCTCTTTGGCTCTATGGACCATGCAGTAGCTACCCACGAATTACCTCTACACTGCACTACGAGTACCAAAGTTTAAATTATGAATCCTAGTGGTTTTAAAGATGTAAAATTAGCTATTTACTGTTGTATTTGCAATATTTTCAGTAACTTTTTTCTTTCTAGGTGCTCTTTTCTTAATTACTGGTTCTGGAGTTTTAACAACTGGAATTTCTTCTACCTTCTTAATTACTTCAGAACTATACTTTAGTTCAAGCACATACTTACTTGGTGTATATAAGCACCAACCAATCCAATAAAATACAATTGCAACTAATTTTGCTACTCCTAGTAGCGCATCTTTTAACTGATTTAACATATTTGTTTTGTTTTTAATTATTATTCACCTTCGTTATAAGTATCAATAATTTTAGATACCAATCCTAAATCATTACCAATATACACATCTTTAAACATTCCTACAGGAGATTTACTTGGATATTCTCCATCATTATTAGTAACAAATTGATACTCTATTTTATTATCATTCCCTTTAGATACTTTAGTATATAAAATAACTGTAAATAACCCCTCTAAGGTTAAATAATCATCTACCATTTTACCCACAGTTTTCATTTTATACCCAGTGTCTCTATCTTGTTCTGGATGCCAAAGAAAATATACTTTTAAATCTTTTCTACTTATTCGTGCAGATTCAACAACTTTGCCTAAATTTACTCCAATATCTGCAAATTTACCGTAACCATTTTCTTTAGCTCTACGCATAAATTCAAATGCCATTATATATTGGGCATCATCTATAACAATATTTTTAATATCTGTTCTACTATTAGATATATAATCTATTGCTTTAGAAATTTGATTCGCATCAGAACTTTCAAAATAATTACCTCCAGATGAAATTTGTCCAGTATATAATTTCTTCCATCCTCTAAAAGGTAAATCTTTCCCACTTACATTAATAACTACTGTTTCTTTAGGGTTTAATCCTGTAATTCCTAATTCTGGAAATTGCCCAAAACTAGTACTTTTACCTGTGCCACTTTTTCCTACAATTGCAATACTTGCCATTTATTTTAATTTATTTATTATCTATTAGTTGACCCAAATCCACCAGCTCCTCTTTCGGTATCAGATAGTTCTTCTACTTCTTCAAATTCAATTTGCGGATAAGGTATAATTATGAGTTGTGCAAATCTATCTCCTTTTTCATATAAAGTTAAACTTTCATCTACAATATCAAAGAAAGCCTTTATAGACCCCCTGAATTTACTATCAATTACTCCAACTGAATTGGTTAATCTTACTCCTGTATTCTTTATACTACTTCTAGGAAATATTAATCCAACATATCCATCTGGAATTTCAACTGCTATACCCGAATCAACTTCTAGTTTAAATCTATCTAAAAATTCATCCCAATGTTTATATGTTTTCACAACTGTTAAATCTAATCCAGCATCCCCAGGTTTTGAATACCTAGGGATGACTGCATCTTTATGTAACTTCTTTATCTTAATCTTCATTAAATATTTTTCTTAAATTCTTCCAACAAATCAATTTGCTCTTGAACTTCCTTGATATTCTCTTTATAACTTTCCTCAATATCCTTAATCTTCTGGATTTGTCCTAGAACTTTATTCTTCTTACTTACCAAGTTATCAGTGAAATCTTCAACATACTCATGTCTAGCATCAGAAGTACTAATTCTATTAACATTAACATTTAAGAAAGCCTCTTCATACTCCTCTTTAAAATCTTCCAATTTCTCATTGGCCTCAAGGAGCATATCCTCTAAATCAGTTTCTAGTTGAGCAATATACTTCTTCTTATCTCTAATTTGTTTGGTCCAATCTTTCACAAGTGTATCCCCAAATAGACCTACCTTACCCTCTTCACTAAGGTTTAACTTTGCTAATACTTTAGATGCCCAAGACATTGCACTTACTTTTTCTTTACTCATAGTTTTAAAATTTAATTGTTATTAATTATAGTTTAATTTGTTTTACTTTTGTTTCTTTAATTTTAATAGCTAACTTACTTCTATCAATTAATTTAGGAATTTTTATTTTACTACATTCTTCTGGGATTAATGGATTTAGCCAATTATTATCAAATTTAATTTCAAAATCTTGCATGTTAATTCCAGGAACATATATTTTCTCTGAAATTGAGTCTATTCCTCCTATATATCTAGGATCATTTTTTAAATGTGTAACATTAATAGAAATAGTCTCTAAATCTGAATGATTTGAATTCGGAATTTCATTATCATCTACCTGTTCTTTAGGAGATTCTACTATTTCTGCCCATTTTCCTAATTGATATACCCAACCTCCATTACTATTTTCTACTGCTTTATAGTAATCTACCCACTTATAGTTTAAATCAATTACTGTTGCTAAATCCTGTTGATAGCAGGATTTAAACTTAGTTCCAACTGGATATTTACTTCTTGCATATTCCAACAATCTATCAGAAACTTCTTGATCTGTGGCAGGAATAAAACCATTTAAATTTAAATCTCCGTGGGTATAATTAACCCAACCTGTACAGTTATTAAATCCATAAAACTCTTTTTTAGATTTAATATAATATAAATGCCCACTATTTGCTTTATACCACTTACCAAACTCAAAGTTCTGTATTAAATTACCTTCATCATCATACTTATCTAACTCACTTTGCTCTATAAATTTATCTTGTTTAATACAAGTTAACAACCACTTTCTTTCTTGGGGAACGGCTAATTTTATTTCGTCATATCTTACTGTAAAATCTCCATGTGAAAATATTCTGGAATCTTTTCTTATACATTTACAACTTCCTATATTTCCATCATATTTAAATATAAACTCTCCAGCACTATTTTTAAAATAATAAATCCCTCCTTCAACTAAATCATTGATTGATAGAGTTTTAGGTTGTTTATCTAGATGTCCATCTGGAAGGTATTGTTGGATTTCTGATAAATTTTCTACTAATACAATTGGAACAGTTTTCCATTCAGTTACTTGATGTGGGTTCTTATTATATTTTCCATGAATATCTATATTTTCAGAAAATTTCCAATAAGTTCCAGATCCGTGTATTACTTCAAATTTAGCATACCAACAATTATTAAATTTATACCATTTTCCCTTTTCAAACTTAACATCTTCCTTAGGTAATTCACCTTTTACATATTGAATTAATTTATTGGCTGGAACTTCTTGTTTATTTTCAAATTCTTCTGAATAATTTAATCTATCACTCAAAGCCCAACAATTAGAATCTATAAAAGTAATATGATTCAAATCAGGATTATAGAAATAATAATCTGTTTGTTCCCCAATATCCTTTAATTTATCTAATAGTTCCTCAGCCTCTTTTTGTGAATTTACCTTACAGTAATAATTTCTATTCATATTCTAGTTACTTCATGTTTATACTTTAAATGTTCATATTTCTTAATTCTCTTTTGGATTTCTCTCCAGTAAGACAGTGTGGCAGTTTTATACATTCCTCTTGGCCCACCTCCATTCCAATTTCTAGCAATCTGCTCAGGAGTAGAACTTTTCCAAGCCTTATGGTATAACCAGAATATTTCAATGGACTTATCCAAATCAAATCTATCCTGTAATGTATAGGTCTTATTAAAGAAACTATTTACATCTTTAACTACCATTGGTCTTATCTGGAGATGTCCTACAGCATTCTCTTTATGGTTAATAGTATGTTCTCCCCATTTACTTTCATAGTCTATAATGGCAAACATGGTTATTTCATTATCGGAGTATTGCTGTATCTTAGTAACTTTAAAGTAACTATTTGGACAAAATCCTTGGAGGGTAACGCACATTAATAGTGTTAAGCATAATTTTTTCATTATTTTTTAAGTTTAAATTAATCTGCAAAGATAGTGTATTTATTGTAAAGTACCAAATCCTTAATTGCTTGAAGCATAGAGTTTAGTGTTCTATACTCACTATCTGTTGCAGGTGTTTTAATTTTAGCAGTCATTGAATCAAAGATTTTACCATTTATTTGTGATAGAATATGTACATAGTTATTCACAAAAAATTGTACATAGGGTAATCTATGATTCATATGTTCTTCAGGATTATCAAAGAATTTATTCTCCTTTAATCCTTGAATAAACTCTTCTTTTGTCATAATTCATACTTATCTTTACATTTATTGCAAAACCATACTAATTCTCCATCTCCATTTAAATCTTTTCCATATTTAGCAGGTTTTCCACACCAACATTTATGTTCTGGAACATTTAAACCTAAATTTCTTGAAGTTTCATCAAATTTATCAAGTAATTCGTCTCTTATATTTAAAACAGTAGCCCATTCCTCTTGTTCCCATTCAGTTAACGAATTATAATCTATAGGTTTTGGTATTCCAGAAAGCACAAACTTAAAGTAGTTTCTTTTTTGTGCTAATTCTCTTTTTGTCGTTTTTGTTGAGAGTTATACCATTTAATAAATTCAACTACAACAGAATAAGTAGCATGAATTTTAGATTCATTGGATAAACATTCTTGATTAAAATTTCTTTCCCAAGTAGCAATTCTACAAGTTTGCCTTAAAATAGTAACATCTATACACAAACTTTCTATCTTTTCAACTACAGGCATTAAATCATTCCAATTATTATTAGGAGTAAAATAACTAATATCTCTAATATCAATATAATCATCTTCATCACAAAATACTAAAGTTTTCCAATTTCTAAATTGAAATTCGGTAACTTTATATTGCATGAAATTTGCAATTAGTTTATTACTTTCTAATATTTCTTCTTTTGTCATTCTATTAGTATTAATTCATTAGCAAGTGGTAAAGTTTTAATCCAATCACAGAATTCTTGCCAATCTGGAAGTCTATGGTTATCTCTCTGTAAATATATTCTTCTAAGAGTTTGATAAGTTACTTTAAATACTCTTTCATAAATATAAGAACCCTTAATTTCACCTTTAACCTCTTGAAGTTCTTTACCTTCTAAACCTTTACAATCTGTGTGCATACTACTAGAAGTGGATAATGTATCTATGCCGATTCGGTAAGTGTCAAATTCTACCATAAAATATAAAGGCATATCTATTTTAACCCAAACCTCAATGCCTCTGAGAACTTTGGCGTGCTCGTCACCTTTCTTAATTAACGCTTGTAGAAGTTTTAAATCTTTAGGATGCATCATTATGTTACTTGACGAACAAAATCTAATTTCTCCTTCAAATTCTGTAGGTTCTGAGAAATTATTATAGGTTACAATACTTCTAGGTTGTAATTTATAAGGTAATCTTAAACTTTCTAAACATCCTATAAATCCAGCAATTTCTAAAGTTTCAATTTTCATTTTATTTTATTTCAAAACATTTAGGTTTATCAATATATTCCATAATAGGAGCATTATCATTTCCCCACCATTTTTTAGCATCTTCTCTAACTTTATCAGTTAAAGCAATGGTACAATTATTACCATTTTTACATTCTTTATAAAATGTACAAAATGTTTTATCTTTATAGCACATCATTTTTATATTCTTTTAAGTAAATATCAATTAAATCCTTAGTTTTCTCTAAATCCTCCACAAAATTTCCTTTATGTCTACACCTAACAATCCTTTTCAAAATATCTGATTCCCAAGCATTTAATCCCCATTCTTCAGCAACTTTATATAGACTAGTTTTACCTTTATAGTATGGTTTAACATTAACTGTTGGTAAATCTACTACATACTCACTATGCTCAGGTTCATCATATACTCTTACATGTCCTTGACACACTTCAAAAGTTTTATCTGTTATGGAAGAATGTACTATATATCCATCATCAAATGCTACTGGGTATTTAAGTATTTTAACTGGAATATCTAAACTAGGGTGTTGCTTGTAGATGTCTACTGTTAGTAGTAGTTTATCGTGTATTTTCATAGTTATACTTTTACTGTTCTATTTTCAATTATTTTATAGTGTTCCAATGTCATTTCACTTGCTTTAGGTAATTCTTTATATATTGAGGCTGCCCCATCAAAGTACATTGGAATTTCTTTATTAGTTTCTGATATATTGGATTTAAGGATTATAAAACTTCTATAAGCATCTTTTAGTCTATTTATATCATATCCTTCATATTCTTCAATACCATACCTATTAGGTGCAAATAGCCCGAAAACTAATATGTGATCTCTTTGGCATTCCTTAGAATTTCCGAGCCCATCCAATGAGGGCTTGCATTTCTCAATGACTAAATTACCCTTATAGTCAAATTGAGGTTTTTCACTATCAGCACTTTGCTGTAGAATATTAATAATTGACCATTTCCAATGCTTAGTCATCTGAAGCCTACAATATTTTCTAGACCATTTATTAATAGTTTCCCTTTCAGTAAGCATTCTTCCTTCCTCAATCTCTTGTTGAAGATTATTCATATTATCTAAAATAAGGTAAACTAACTCATCTGGGTCTTTTGCCTCATAATGAGAGTACACTTCTTTTTTATAAGTAGTGCCATCATCATTGGAGAAATCCATTTCTTTATAGTGATGCGTTCCTAACTGGGTGCTTATATGTCTGGCCCACTTATACACTCCAGTTGGATTATAGATAGAGTCTACTATATGAAAATGGTTATCTAATAGTTCATTAATTTCTTTCTCCACTAAATCTAATTTATCTTTTACATATTTAGGAATACCTCCAGGTCTCCTACTATTTAATACTAAAGTATCTGCCCTTATTCCAAACTCTACCAATAGTATCATTGAATATAATCTAGTAATAAACATTTCTTTCGTATCCTCTAATAGTGCTATTAAAAATCTTACCTTATACTTTCTTTCTGGATGTAATTTTTTAAGTTTATATAAGGTATAAACTATCATTCCCAACCAACTATGTGTTTTACCTATTCCACTGTTTGCCGTAAACATCACTTGTGTAGCAGGTGGGAGTACTGGTATAAATTGCCCTAATTTAGGAAATATCTCATACCAAGGTAATCCCACCAGCTCACCTCTTAAAACTTTTTGTTCATTTACTAAAAACTCTTCCTTAACTTTTCTAACTAATTCCATTAAACCATTTCATTTATTTTACCATTATTAGAATTTTTAGCCTTTTCTTTATAAGCCAAATTAATATAAGTTTCGAACTTAGTGGCATTAAATAGTGTTTCTGGTCTTAAATACATATTCATTCTAGCATCATTTTTCCATTGGTCAACCATTACATCTACTACTTTCTTACAATCTTCCATTGTATATCCACTACTTAATCTTCCTGCTATAAATTTCCTATTTGCTTGAGAAGTAGTAGAGAATTTCTTACCTGCTTTAGTATTTAAGTATTCCAGTATTTCTGTAATATTATCCTTATTCTTTGCAGATTCAAATAGTTCTCTACCTTTTCCTCTAAGCTCATACCCTTCACTACTCTTAGTAATCCATAGTTCTTGCTCTAATGTATTCAATATCAACTTTAAGTCTCCATTGAACTTCATGGCTTCTACATCTTCTCCTTCATTGATTAAAGCAAGAATTACAAATTCTTCTAAGAATAGTTGAGATTTCTTAAATTTATCAAGATTTAACTCCATAATTTTAAGTTAATGTAATTTCAATTCTTTTATATCTTGTGCATAAATATCCATTAGTTGCCTCTGAATGAAATTCTATACCAAATTTAGACAACTTTTTAACTAATTCAGGTGTAAATTTCCCTTGTAATGTTATTGAATACGTATCAGCACTTATAGCATAGAAGTTAGTAAGTGCAATTCTTTTATTTATAAAATTTAGCAATCTAACATTAACTTCAATTGGTTCTACTCTACTCATTTCCCTATAAGTTTACTAAAATCATCAAACTGCATTATTACTTCATTACCTCTAATCTTAACATTATACTCTATAACTGGATTAAGAATAGCATTTAATTTATCTTTAAATTCTAATTCCCTTTCTAAAGGTATTTTAGTAGTTTGTACTTGATTATCTATAGCCTTTCTAATATTACTTTCAGGTCTACCAGCACATTTAGCAGAGTATTTTCTTTCCTCCTGCATTAGCATATCAGCCATTTTAACATTGGGTTCTGAACTAGTATTCCAGATAACTCTACCTTCTTTAGTCTTAAATACAATACCTTTACTTAGAGCCATTGTCATAAATACAGCATTAACACCATATTTCTTAGTTAGTTTATATGCCGATTCTGCACCATAATCATGTACTTCTTTAAGTAAAGCACATCTTTTCTGTAATCCTTCTGTTATTTCCATTTTTATAAATTATTTAATTAAATTAATACCCATAAAGTTCATATAACAGCTGTGCTTCAGTATCACATATATCATTTGATAGTATCCTATAAATATCATCATCTGATACATCTACCTTAAACTCTTTCCTTAAAAATTGTGTTATTTCAGATACTTCTCCAACTGGGCTACACCTATGGTAAGCCATAGATACCAATTCATTCAGAACAATATCATCAACATTTTTAAGTTTAGTTTTCTGTTGAGTCTTTGTTACATTCATAATCTAATGTATTAATATAGTATATTCTTCTCCTATATATCTACCAGAAAGTGTAAATGTAATTCCCTTTGGCAAATATTGTTTGCGAAGATGTCTAATAAGTGCTTTAATTGATGTTATGTGTGCAGTATTAGTATCATGGGGATAGTAAGATTCATAATGTGTCCAAGTTTTAGTTTCACTATTATACCAAAAATCATCATTACATTGTAACCACCAATTTATTTTACCCCCAATTGGTTTATTCCACATTTTTTTCTTAAATGGAAATTTACAATTATTACTTGGTTTTATTGTAATTTTTCTATTTTGTTGAAGTTCTGATGAAGGGGCTGCTGTTAAATTAACATTTTTAAAATACTCATAAGTTGCCTCATCATAAACTTCTCTCATTCTATCTAAAACAAACTGGCTTTTACAATTCTGGATCAGATAAATATCAAGCCATATAGGAGTATTCATAATAGGTATTTCTCCACTATTAAAATCTTCTTCTTCATAATACCACACCCAATCACCAATACACACATAATGTCCATCAAAAAATGTTAATTTTTGCTTATTTGCCCAATCTTTAAATTCTCTATAATCTTTATAAGAATTTGTATAAGTTTTATCAATTCCTGCCATAATTAATTATCTTTATTAGACTCATAATCTATAATTTTAGTTTCCAACTCATCTTTAAGTTCACTTACAGTGTAATTCTCTAATACTTCTAGTATATCTAAACTACACCATATATTGTAAATTTCTACTTCAACTGATTCTGGAATATCATTATCACCTTCTTCAAAGTTATAGTAATATTCTACCTCAACCAAAGTATCATTACATTTATTCAGTGGAAAAAATGCTGTTACACTCATGTTTTTAAATCTTTTATTGAGTTAATGATTGTTATATCACTATCTTCATCCCTTTGCAAAATATCCTTCATAAATGCTTGATACCATTCCTCTGCCTGAGTTTTTAAAGGGACAATTATTACTATATTTGCGACAGCATCTGGATTTAACCTAGAAGTTCTACCAATTTTCTGTAGTAAATCTACACTGCTACTATTAAAACTTTCTACAATGGCCCAATTAGCACCGACTAAATTCAATCCTAAAGATAAACTTCTAACAGCACTTAGTTCTCTAATAGTTCCAGTATCAAACATATACAGTAACTGTCTATTAGTTTCTTCATCCTGTTTACTATGAATTGAGTAGGCTGATAACTTTTCTGCTTGAGATGTTAATTCTGAGAATAGTAATACTTTATTTGTAATTTGCGAATTGAGAATTTTATCCTTTAATTTATTGGCTATTACCGCGCTACTAGTTAAATTATTAAGAAATTCTCTTCTATACTTAATAGCCTGTAGGTATATTCTTGCAGCATTTTTTTGAGTAGAATCTCCATTACCTTTCCAAAACCATTCTGCTGCATCCTTAAACCAATCCTGACTACCAGTTTGCGCCATTAATTTCTGCCCCTTCTTAATTTGCTCAGTTAAATATGTATACTGACTAGCCTCTCCTACTGACCATTTCTTATTTTTGGTTCCTGTAATTACTTTGTAATCATCTGATAGTTTATACTGATAAATATAGTACTTTCTCTTATTAATTAATCCATCCTTAGCACTATCATAGTATTCAAATACAATTGGAAGAGTTTTATACAGTACATCTTTTTTGAACTTTTCCTCCTTATTAGGTGTACCTGTTAATCCTAATACTGGAATATTTAATTCTTGACAATTTTTAATTAATGTAAAATATTGTTCTCCACATAGATGAATCTCATCAAAGATTACAAAGTCAAATTGAGATAATGTTTCTTTAGACCATTTATAAGTAGTTTGAATATTTTCTAAAGTTACTTCAAGAAAATTTCTTCTAACTTCTAAATCTAACCAAGCATATAAATTTTCTTCTAGGCTTAAAAATCCCCACTTATTAAGTTCATTCCGCCACATATCTCTAAGATTAGTTCTAGGAGAAGTAATTAGAATATTCTTAAAGTTCTTTTCTTTAATACAGTCTATTCCAATTTTGCCTTTTCCTGAACCCATGTCAAGTACAACAGTGCAATTATAGTTATTCTTTCTTATCTCAACTTTGGCTTGTTCCTGTATTTTATCCTTTAGTTCATTAGTTGTCATAGTTTAATTTTCATTATTAAAACTATTAATATGTTTAATATAATCATTTATCTTTTCCACTGGCACATCCAGCGCATTGTTAACAATAAATATTAGGTATTCTTCCAACTCATCATGTGTATATTCTACATCTTCTGATATACTACTTTGATTAATTTGTAGTTCTCTAAATAGCGCATTTCCAGTAGTGAAGAACTTCTTAAACCAAGATTTAGCCTTACTTCTTGTTGGTTCATTCAATCCACTCACCATACTGGTGAGCATCCCAAATATGAGGAATACCTTGTTCTCTTCTGATATTTCCATAGTTCTCCATTTTCTTTAGTATATTCAAATACTTACCAAGTACATTTCTATCCGTTTCTAACCAATTTGATATATTTTTTACACCGTGTATTACTGTTGCATGAGCATTGATATTAAACTCTAATGCTAACTTATGGTAACTTAGGTTGTAAATATAGTGTCCTATGTAAAAGCACATCATCCTTGGATGAGCATAAATAGCCTTGGTATTCTTAGTTTTCTTGGTGTGTAATTCTTCTAGTGTTATTCCAAATTCTTCACATACAAAAAGTTTAACTCTATTGAAATCAACATCAAACTTCTTATACATTCCTGGTATTACCATATAGTTCATAATCATCAATGTTTCCAGTATGGAGTTATTACAGGAGTTGCTGTTAGTTTAATTCTTTTACAGTAAAAATCCCCTGCTTGCTCCATACACTGTTTTAATACAATACTTTCCTCTTTTGCAATTTCTTTAGGTACTTCCACTAAAAACTCATCATGACAGATAATAGCCAATTTAACTTTAAATACTAAATCTTTTTCAAGTAAATGTCTCCAGTACAGTATTCCTGCATATTTTGTAATACATGCTGAAGAGCCTTGGATAGGATAATTATAAGAGTAATTCTTAATTTTACCATCTTTTAACCCTTTAGGAATAAAATACTTCTCTCTAGATATATTATTGTAGAGTATGTATCCATTTTTCTTAGCAAAACTGTATACATAATCAAAATATTTCTTTACCCCAGTAAATGCCTTGAAATAATTATCATAAAATTCTTCCCCATCTTGAAGTGGAATATTACAATTCTCTGCTACAGTATACCCAGTTCCACCATACTGAATTGCAAAATTACCAGTTTTACTAATTTGCCTTTGATGTGCAAAATCTTTTTTTACTAATTTTAGAGTTTCTTGAGTCAATTCAGGATATTTCTTTTTAATCTCTGGAAATATATGCCATGCAGTATAGCTGTGCATATCTGTGTAACCATCATCAAACATTTTTAGCAACGCAGGATCTTGACACCAATTTGCAAATACTCTTACTTCTTGGCTATCATAGTCAGCATTAATAAATATATTTTCTTCTTCTGTAACTATACAACTTCTAGTTTCTTCATCTGCTGGTATATTTTGGGCATTAGGATAGTCTATATTACTATCTTTATCTTTCCCTCCAGAACTCATTCTTCCTGTTGTAACCCATTGTTGGAATTTGGTGTGAATTCTTCCTGTAACTGGATTAATAAATTTAAACCAATTCTCTCCATAGGTAGAACATTTCTTTAATAATTCTCTATACTCAATATATAATGATACTATAGGATTTTCATCTATTTTTTTACTTAATATTTTAGAATTAACAGAGTGTTTTACTTCTCCAGTTTCCTTATCCATAATGCTAGTATCAATATTAAGTATTGAAAATAAATCAACTACTTGTGCTGGAGAATTCCAATTAATTGTAGTTTTTTTATCGGTACTCCAAATATCTAGTTGTCTATCTATATATTTTGTAATGTTATTTTCTATAATGTAGTTGTTAAGTTGAGTTAACTTATTTTTTAATTCTTCTTTATCCCTTAAACTTTTTTGTTTCCATTTATCAACATCCAATTTAAACCCTGAAAATTCTAGATATGCTATTACTGGTATAAATAAATTATTTAGTTCTAATGATCTCAATAAATCAAAGTATGCAGCTCTTTCTAACTGTTTTTCTCTTATAGTTAATAAATATTTAACATCATCTGCACTATATTTTATTACTCTATCTGATAACCCTTCTCTATGTATATTACCTCTCATACTTTTATCTAAAAATACCCCACAGTACCTATCTGTAACAAAATCTAGAGACTTCTTCATATTTTCATATCCATTATATAGAATTTGTTCAGATACATAGGTATCATAAGTATTTTTTACTACAATTCTTTCTTTTAGTAGAAATCTTAAATCAAATTTTAAATTGTGTCCTACAAATGTTTTACTAGAATCTTCCAATAACTCTTGTAAATTAGATACTGAAACTACAGATGTGTCAATTACAAATTGATTATCTTTATCTCCAAGTTGAATACAAATTAATTTTTTTGTAAAGGGATCAAATCCTTCTGTTTCAGTATCTAATCCTATAATATTTTTATCTTTAAAATATTTTAAACATTCTTCAACAGTACTTTCTTGTATATAATCTGATAAAATTCTTTTTTGATTACTAATTAAGTAAATCATAATTTATTCCTTTGAACAATCAATTCTAAAATAATTCTTATCCTCTGGTATTACTATCTCAAAATAAATACCTGTTGGTAAATCTACCCATATTGTCCCTGTAACATACACATAGTTACTTAAACTTTTATACACTTCATTAAGTGAGTGCATTGGGTAGAATGATTTCTGATAATAACAGGTATCATTTCTAAAGTAGTAGGCATTAATTACATCCACATATATATTCTCCTGTACTATAGGAATACCATTGGTAGTTTTCTTTTCCTCATAAGCATTATTTCTACCTTTAATATTTTTTAGTACTTGAGTTTTTGTTGTTCCTACTTCGAGTGGGACTTGTGCAAATAGCACATTTGTTAGTAGCATTATACTAACAATCAGTAATAGTTTTTTCATAATTTAATATTTATACATGGTAATTTTAGTTCATTTACTTGTAAATAGGGTATTTTATTCTTTTTTAATCTATCATAAATAGTTCTTTTACTTTCTCCTAATATATCACAATAATATTCAACTGTACTTATACCTCCTAATTCAATGCAATTTTGTGCAACCTCTAGCAGTTCTTTAGTATTTAAATTGCCTAATTGTGCAATAATATATTTTGTTAATTTCTCATTCATAATTAGTTATTAAAAGGTATATTAATAATATGTTACCGCCAATTAAATAGAACATCGTGTTCGTGAATAAACTGGTCAGCACAATTATTTAATACGTTTTCTGTTTTGTTTTGATATGCCTGATTATTGTCAAATATTTCATCAATAACATACTCTCGCGCAATTATTCTTGATGAAAATACCTCTGCAACTTCTGAGCCACCAAACCCATTTTCCTGATAAACTACATATACTTTCATATTTTCTTTCCATTTAATTGTTCAACAACTTTAAAATCAGAAGTCCATTTATATTCATAATTTTCTTCTGGTATTACTGTTAGTATTGATGTCCCTGTCCACCAATAACGACCATTAATTTTAGATAATTGATACGTTTTCATTTTTTGTCAATTTTATTGTGATACAATTCGTTATTATTTAAAAATACGTGAATAAACCAATGTGTTAATTCGTGCAATAATATTGATATAGTCTTCCACCTCAAATTATTTCGTATCCAAATTGTTTTTGTGTGTGGATGATATGCTGCAATATCACTACTGATAATCCATTGTGGTATTTCATCAACAAATCTAATTATAGGAAATAACTGGCGGTAACAACGCATAAAACCAATAAAGGTTTTTGTGTGTAATTTCGGCATCGTAGCCCGTTCAAAGTCTGTTGTATCTTGATAGTTCATTTCTCGCATTTCTTTACTGGTCTTATGCAAAACGTTATGTGCCATTACGAATTGACAAACTTATATAGTTCAATCAACAGTAAAGATGCTTCTTGTTTATTTAGCACCATTTTACCTTTCATATTAATATAGTTGTGAATTATCAATGTTTTTTCATCGTTGTAAAAATCATCAACAGTTACAACTGGTGCTTCAATAATTTTGTTTTCTATTTCGTAACCCATAATTTTTAAAATTAACGGCACATAACAAGGTATATATGTTATACGCCAAATGAGTGTCGTACTTAATTTTAAAATTTGCGGTCAGGCGTACAACACATATACCCAACCGTTGTCGTAAAATAGCTAATTTAACACAACCTGAATTTGCAAGTAAAACAGGAGTAGCCTTAAAAGTTTTACGTAAAATTGAGCAAAATAAAACAAATGTTGAATTAAGTGGTGTTTTAAAAATTTTAAATATGTTTGGATGTACTTTAGATGTGAAAAAAATAGAATAATTTATATACTTTAATGTGAAACAAAAAATAACCCTATATGTAGGATTAGTACACATAGGGTTAATAAATAGTTATTACTTGTTGGCTTCGTGGAAATCAACTTTAGTTTCAGCAACACCTGCATTTGCATTAGCAGTGTCACTAGTTAGTTTAATGTCAACTTCAGATGAACCTTCTGCAACAACAAATGTTTGCCTGTAAACAGGAGCACCTTGATGAGTTACTACTTCACCAGTAGTAGGGTTCTTCTTAGGTTCCTGATTGGTATAGAAAGGTTCCAATGATTCCTTAACAACCAATTTCACAGGAAAACATTTTGCTCCAAAATCATCACCTTCTTTAAGGGTTGCTGCTAGAGCCTGAAGTTCTTCAGTTTTACCCTTTAACCATCCAACTCTTTTCTCAGATTGAATAAACCCTTGAGAATTAGCAGTCATAATTGTGCTTCTTAGCATAATAGCTGCTTGTTCTGGATTAGAATTACTTACTACAACAATACTCTTAGCATTTTGTGGTTTACTTACAGTTACTTTCATAATTTTTAGTTTTAAATGAGTAATTAATTAGTTTTATTTTAGCATACTAACAGTTTTAAGTGATGATTAGTTTACACTTTACTCCGTGTTCAGTTTATAGTTAACTGCAAACAACCTGAGTAATATCTTTTAATTCTTAATATAGTGAATAAGTAAGAATAGTAGTAATCCAATAAACATTACCAGTGTAACAATACCAAATGTAGTATCAACATACCATGATAGTAGTACACACAATGTTCCTGATAGAATATAGCTAGAATCCCTTCTAGTAAATATTTTAAATAAATCAAATACTAGTATTAAGTATGCTAGTATAATTATAACTGTTATCATTGTTTTAATTTTTAACTGTTAATAATAAATCCATACCCTCAACTAACTAGTCTATTGGGTATGGATTTCTGTCTAACCTAAACCTAACCTATGAAATATCAATATCTTCTTCAGCATAGTTTTCCACTAAGTTAGAACTAACAAATTCTTCTAACTCATTAACTCTATGCTTCAATGTTGTAATAGTTTCCTTATTGAACTCCTTGGCTTCCATTATTTCTCCCAGTTCAGTTTCAGGCTTAGTACACTCCATCCAAAATGCAATGGCTTTTTCACTATAGTTAAATCTTCTAATACCTCTTTCAGTACACTTATGTAATCTACCAGTATGATGTCTTTCGTATGATAGATTTGGATCATAGTTATATACAATTGTTATCATAATTTTAAGATTTGGAGTTATTAATCATTTCATTCAGTTTATCACCTAGATTCTTAAATTTCTTATCTTGTTTCCAATTAAGATATAGCGCATAGACTAAGAATGCAGATAGTACTCCTAGAGTAATACCCAATAGCAATATTTGTAATTCTAGTTTCATAGTTATTTAAGTTTAAGTTAGTTTGTAAGAGTAGAAGGACTCGAACCTTCAAATACGCACCACTTTCCGAAGTTGTGTCTACCAATTCCACCATACTCTCATAATTGTAAAGGAGTTAGTTTTATAGATTCATCATCATCTAACTCCTTTTGTCATCTTTGTTTCTCATAGGATTATGACTTTCCATTAATACTTATATAGTTTATACCTTTTCCCAATATGGAATTTATCAGGATTAATTGTATACACAAATGATATAAAGAATACTCCTGATCCACCTATAGCTATTTTTCTCCAGGTTTCCCTATCACCTTTTCTCATGGCAATATCAGCAGCAACTATTATTAATCCATTTATAATCATAGTTTGCGTGGCTCTTTTATACTTTATTTCTCTTGCTGCATCCTTAGATAGTATAATAATTGGTTTATTACTTTTAGAAAAGTTACTATACTGCGCATATGTACTTCCAACTACTATAGTTAGAAGTACACTTAGTAGTAGTTTATACATAATTGGTTATATTAATCTACTAAATGTTCATAATCATCTTCAAATTCATGTAGATTTTTACTGTCTACAAGTAATATTAATCCACCAGTCATTAGGAATACTCCACATACTGTAAATATAACAGTACCTAATCCTGTAATAGCAGAGATGAGATAAGATTCATGTATAAATGTTACTATACAGAATAAGGTAGCAAATACTAAGGATATAAATCCAAATAGTATAAATAGTGTTGATTTCATGTTAGTTAGTTTTAGTTTAGTTAATAAGTGAAATTGGTAGCTACCAGCGTTTGATATTATCTCCCATTTAACACTATCTCACTACCAATATTCACTTATATTATCAAAATAGTTTGTAATTATCCTTCTGCTTTTCCCAATACAGAGCTTAGGTGTATGAGATATTTTGGAGAGTATCCATCAGTGCTTATACTACGTATTACAAACTTCCATTACTGGTTTGATAATGTTTTATTCTAAGAATTTGTTTAATGTTCTTAATCCAATTAGCATCCAAGTACTTCTTCTATCATCTGTCATTGGCATATAATAACTTGTATCATTTAGTACTGGTGCTAAAAATAGCATTCCGACAATACTACAAATTAATAATATTGTAAATAACATCCAAAATATTAACAAAATCAAGTATAAATATTTCATATCTTTACTTATTAAGTTTATTAAGTTCTTTATACGCTACTTGTGCAAATGTAGGTTTAGTTGATAGAAGTTTGAAAAATAGCATTAAATTATTAATATATTCATCTGCAACGCACCCATAATCTAAAGTAATTGGTAAGTTTTTTTCAATATTTCAAAATCAACTCTTTCTTCTTCACAATTACCATTACAGGTCAGAGCATAATCTGTTTTACAATCACATTTAGGATTCATTATTTCAAAGTTTTTAGTTTACTAATACTTGATTATTAAAAGAACGAAAGAGTTAGTAATAGATATAATGTATCATCACTTTATAGTTACATTATTTCCGTATTGTTTACTTCAAAGCAGTTGATTTGCTAGTATTATTTAATATTATAAGTTTCAATTGCACTTCGTAATGTAGGATGTGAAATAGTACAATCTCTATATTCAACATCATATATTACAATTTTATTTAGAACATTAGTTCTAATAACTAGTTTTTTAAATACTGGTCCAGTAGAACTAGCAACTACTTTTTCAACAATAGGATCTTTAATAAAATCATCTATTGAAATTGTATGTACTTTAGTCATAGTATTATGATTTAGATTAGTATTAAATTTAATAACTATAATATAAGGCAATTCTTATACTATAGCCGTCCTTAAAGGACTTACTTTAACTTTAATCTCCAGAGGTTAACTAAAATTTGCAACTTTTAGATAACTTGTTGGATAACCAAATTTGCTGGTTGTTTGAACATTTATACTACTATCAATAGTGTTATACTCCGTCAAATATATCCTATTTGATAGTTAGTTTTCATACATCAATTCAAACTTTAGATGTACTAGAAAGTTTATCGTAATTACCAAACTTACAAAGCTATGTTTATTAAATCCTCGTATCAATAGAGGATTTTGCACAATATTAGTATATACATTAAATATACTAATTACAATAACTATTTTCATAGTTAAAGGCTAAGTAATTCACTCATTGAGAGAATCGTTATTATTACTTAGCTGCCGATACAAACAGATAGAGGTATCTATACAGAATTTTCATTGTTGAACCTTGTTTGTATTATATTATCACCATGACAATTACTTGTTTTAGGTGTAATTATAGAATAAGATGAACAACTAATAAACTGCTTCTACAGTATTTATATCATAGTGAGTCTTACATCTCTGGTTTTACAGTACTATGCTCCTACTATATCAGTTGTTCAATATTAAAGAAACAGTTAATAAGCAGTGAATTTAATTTATTTTCTGCGCAGGTTTAATGTATGCTATTAACTGTTTCATTCCCAACAAGGGAACAAGATAATGATTGATAATCTGACTCATAAAGATTTTACCAGATAGTACAATTAAGTTGAATGTAGTATTAATCATTAAAAGAAAGTAACAAGTTATATAGGTAGGAAGCTTGACACAAACCCTACTCACAGTATTTTAGGTCTTACTGTCAATTCTATTAATATTAAATCCTCGTATCAATAGAGGATTTTGCACAATTAGTTATATTTTCCAACACTCTTTTCTATACTACAACTTAATGTCAGTTTTAAAACAAATTAGTTCTCTCAAATATAACTATACAACAACTATTTTCATAGTTGAGGGCTAAATATATTTTGCTTAATTAGCTAAGTTTTGTCTGTACTCATATCTTATTCAGAGTTAACTCAAATATAGACTATTTCCCAACTTAGAATATTTAGCTGCCGATACAAACAGATAGAGGTATCTATACAGAATTTTCATTGTTGAACCTTGTTTGTATTATATTATCACCATGACAATTACTTGTTTTAGGTGTAATTATAGAATCTCAACAGCTAGTTCTATACACCACGTTTTCGACTGTACCAATACATAGTAGTTGGTGTGGTTAAATATGTAATGCTATAATTGTTAAGTTTTGTTATATTTATTCCTGAATATCAAGTGGATAATTTTCTTGTATTAGTATATTTGAAGATATTGGTGTAGGAAATGATAGTACCATATGACTTCCAAATAACTCCATTACTTGATGTGCTTGTAATTTATAGTACTCTTTACCATTAATTACTTGTTTATTAGGCAGAATGCAGTGCTTAATATATTCTTCTGAATTACTCAAAGATTTATTTAAACATTCCCAACCATACTCTGTAATTTCTATTAGAATATAGTTATTAATATTGAAAGATTTCATATGTGTAGTATTAAGATTATGCTATATTAATTATTATATAGGAATTATTCTTATTTAGGAAATAATCTTAGTTAGGTAGGAAGAGTAGTAGTCCAACACTCAAACCTCCCATAAATACTCAAATCTAAACACCTAAACAAATAATTATCTATACCTATATATATAAGGTATAGTAAAATAGTTTCAGAAAGAAAGGAGTTTGAGGGTAAACTGAAACTAAATTACCTATACCTATATATAAAGGTATACCCAGTAGTTAATTATGTTAAGTAGAAACTAACATACTGGGTAAATACCTATTAATTCTTGTCGTAGTCAACCATATCCTGAATTGACATTAAGACTCCATTGTAAATAACCATTGGGTTTTAGAATTAGGTTAGTAATAAAGACTGTGTAGAGTTGCTTGTATTAAAAAAAGATACAGGGATTTCTCCCTGTACCAGTTACTTAATGTGTAACCATTTTAATTGGATAATTTCTCCAGTGGTAGGACTCTCAAAGGGTCTTTCCACAATGTTGAACTGTGATAAGTCCACATCAAACTCCTTGTTGACCTCTACCTGTTGAGGTAAGGAAATGTAGTATGTTACCTGTGATGTCTTGTTGACACCTAGAACATTCACAACCTTATTACCCTGTATCTTGGTAACAAATGTTTTACCTTCATTGGAAGGATTGCTAGAAATAACAGTAAACTTTGCCATATCAAATAGTGTTAGGTTAGACAAATGTTAGTGGGTGGGTAGAACCCCAATCTCAAAGCTTAGTGGGGGTATCTGTTCAAGTTAGTTTACATTTTCAACATTTTAAAAATTTTTTTAAATAGTTCCCCCTCTCGAAAAAAAAATTAAAAATTTTTTAAAAAATTATTTTCTAAAAATTTTCCATACACCCTCACTACATATAACCAACCTAAATTTACTTACATAAAACTACGGAAATAAAGAAGATTTGTATCAAGTTTTTGCAAAAAGGACTTATACTCTTTTATTATTATATGTTATTATTGTGTCTTAAAATAAGAGTACCCCTATTGCATTATGAGAGTACCCCCAGTGGCAAGATGAGAGTACCTAAACTTAAAACTTGAATAATAAATAATACCTATAATATTTGCATATTTCATACAAATATATTACATTTGTAGAAAATAAACTTACATTTATGGATAAAAAAACTGGTTATGAGTATGCCACTGAGCAGGGATATATAGTGGATAGAGGAAATTTCTACAAGTTGTTTAAGACCATAGCAAAGATTAAATCCCTTACTCCAGCGGAGAAGATTGTACTATCTGTAATACTGTCCTATACGGATAATGGGCAGGAGTTCTATATGTCCAATAATAGACTTGCTATGGAAGTAGGAATGAACTACTCTTCTGCTGTTAGAGTAATTAGCTCTTTGAGGGCTAAAGGATTTATTAAGACCTACAAGGTAATTAACAGAACTAAGAATTTAATTATTGGAAGGATAGCAGTTCCACAGAAGGACCTAATGCTTACAGAGGTTAAAAAGACCTGGGATGAATTTGACTATGAGGAATATACTACTAATGAGGATTAAAAATGGCTAAGAATAGAGGATTAAAAAATGCAAGAAATCTAGGAATAACTAAGGTAAAACATTGGAAGAAAAAGAGTAAACCAAAACCTAGTATTGATGTAGAAAAGATTAAAAATTTATTGGTATGTTTAGAAGAAGGTAATTTATCTCCTATAAGAAATTACCTTAAAAGTTTACTTCCTAAAGTAAAGAAGAGAACTACATTTTCAACAGCAAAATCTGAAGAGTTTAGAGAGGAGAATTTAAAGAAATCTACTCCTGCTGAAAGAGCTGCTAAGAAAGTACTTAGAAGTTTAAAAGTAAGGTTTGTTCCGCAACAAGTTGTACATTATGATAGGGGTAAATTTTATATTCTGGATATTTATATACCTAATCAAAAACTAGCTATAGAAATTGATGGAGGGTATCATACTACAGAGGAACAGCAGAAGAAGGATGAACTAAGAACATCAAGATTAAATAAGATGGGTATAGAGGTAGTAAGGTATACTAATGAGGAAGCCCTTGATCCGATGTTTGTGGATGATATAAAATTTTTATTAAAACTATAAAATAATTGTTAATAAATTTGTATAAGTAAAATTTACTTTTTAACTTTGGAGGTCTTATTGAATGTGGTGGTACACTATCAAGAAAATTTATTTACTTATTAATACTTATAGCTATGGCTTGTAAAGGAAAAGGTAAGGGTAAAGGAAAGGGAATGAAGTAAACTAATCCCATCCAAATCCAACGAATCTTCATTATTTTAAGAATAGTGAAGATTTTTTGTATAAATACTTGCGTAATTTACATAAATGTATTATATTTGTAGAAACTAATAAATAAAGAAATGAATAATTTGTTTGAGGAGGATTGTAAGAGGTATATAGAAGAATGTGAGGCAAATGGTATTACTTTTCAAGAAGATTTGAAGAGAAGCTTGATACAAAGTGCAATTGCTTCAGATTATATGATTGATCCGAATAATTATGCAAGAACTAGACTTAGGGCATTAAGTTCCTTATTAAAAGAAGCAAAAAATAGAGGATGGTATAATGAATTAATTAAATAAGTAAATAGTATGGAAGAAACACAAAGAGTAGATATTAAACTAAAGAAAGAAACACTAAGAATAGCAGGAGTAGAAGCTGCTAAGTTGGGTATAAGTAGAAGAAAGTATTTATCTGAAATTATTGAGAGAACTATTAAGAAACTTAATGATATAGGAGGGTAGATTATGGAAATAATAATTTTATTAGCAGCAATTATACTATACCTTATTATAGGTTTATATAAGGCTATAGAAGCAGTAAGAGATGAATGGTGCTATGATGTATTTGAGTTTATGACTATATGGTTACTATGGTTTAAATTTATAGATTGGAAATAATGTTTAAAACTTACATAAAACTAACTAGAGGTAACTGGGTAGCATTTCATATATGGAATGTTGAGGATAGTACTAAAGAATATGAAGATATGGGATTTACAGTACAAATAATTAACTATGAATAAACTAAGAGAATATATTAGTAAATGGTTTAATAAGAAGAAACCTAAACATTTTGAGATAAGAAGAATATGGATTGGAGATAAGCAAGAGAATATTCTAATACCAACTGGATATGATAATCCTAAAAATAAGTTTATTATAGAATGGTTGGAAAAGGGTAATGAAGAAGCCATACAGGAAGTTATGTTTACAAAGTATAATGCAAAACTACTAGAATACTATATGAAATTTAGTTTTGATTTACTATGCAGTATAAAGAATAGAGGCATTTCTATACAGAGTTTAGATACTTATGAAAAGTATGTTAACTGTTTTGATATAAAAGTTCCAGGATTTACTAAACCAAAATTATTATGAATAAAGAAGAATATATATTAGGAGTAGAAGGTACTAAGAGTATTTTTATTAATGATGATGGAACTACTAGAGAAGATTACAGCCAAAAACTTGTAGTGAGTAAGGATGTATATGATTGGTTAAATATGCACGATATTAGTTATGGACCAGATAGAATAAGAAAATTTATTGTAAATAATATTGTGTATGTAGATTTAGGTTTTAATTTTTTAAATTTTGAACATGAATAATGACGAGAAACTAAAAAAACTTATTGAGATACTCCAAGAGTATGTTAAGTATCTTAAAACTTATAAGCAGGTAGAGATAACTGTATTTACTAAGACTAAATTGCTGGTGGCTAACTATTCTACTAGGAAGAATGAGTATGGTATAGATGAAACTATATGTACATTGGAGGACAAGAAAATAGAACCTACAGAGTATATAAAAGTTAAGTACTATGATGTTAAGTTACCATATTTAAACCATAATGGATTTGAGAGTATAGAGTTTCCTATGGAGAATATTGATAGGAGAATTGAACACTATAGGAATAAACTTAAAAATATTAAAGAAAAAAATACACAAACTATTGGAAATTAAAATATTTGATGTATATTTGTGAATGTTTATAACTAAAGTAACTAATAAATTTTAAATATGAATAGAATTAAGGATGTAACACAAGTTTTACTTAAACCAGAAGAGATCCTACTAAAGTTAGTACTTCCATCAAATCTGATTATTGACCCGAAGGAAGGGGCAGTATTGGATTATGCAGTAGTAGTTAATAAAGGAAGTCAGGTTTCCTATGATATTGGAGATATTGTGTTGGAATTTGCCAATATTAAGAATGCTTACCAGTTTAAGCATAAGGATATTTACTATGCAATAATTCCTTACTACACAGTACAACTAGCAATTAAACCTGATAACTTTGAGAATAAAACTAAAACTAATAATTTAATAATAAACTAATTATGGCAAAGCAAGGAACAGGAGCAAAAGTTAAGGTAAGTCCAGAGAGACAACAAGAGATTGAATGGCTAAGAGAGGAAGTTAAGTACTTAGAACTATTAGCAAAGTATTACTCCTACAGTTTACAACTGTCAAAGTTACAGAGTGATTTTATGAAGCAGGAAGAGGCCCGCAGAGCACAAATTGCTGAAATGGAAGCTAAGATGAAAGAGAATGCTGACACTGTGACAGAGAAAATTCCTTCTAGAGATGTTGGTATAGAAATTGAAAGTAAAGAGTAAACTTTAAAACTTAAAACTATGTTAATATGTAATTGTACATTGTGTTATACTAATCCAGATTCTTGTAAGACTTGTAGTGCTTATATAAAAGAGTTTGGAAATAATAGTTCAGAATGGGAATGGAAAACAGATTGGTGGAATATTTATTTTCCTAAAACTGTTGATGTAAAATTAAATTATGACTCTGATAGGTATGAATTAGTAGAGAAGAAGGATTGGAAAGTTAATAACCTTAAAGAGAAGATTAAGGGAATAGAAGAAGCCTTAGAGAATAATAAGAAATCTCTAAAGTTTTACCAAGATTTAATCACAATGAACTTAGAAAGAATTGAAGAATTAAATAAAGAACTTAAAGAGTTGGAGAAGGAATAAGAGTTAAACCAGAAGCAAACATACCCTAACTAAAAATAATTTGGTTAGGGTATTGTTTTTTCATAAAAATGTATTATATTTGTCCAGAGCAAGTTAATAACTAGAAGCAATGAAATTACAATTACCAGTTAGTACAGAGGAAAAGTACAGGTACATAGTAGATATACTGGGTAGTACAACTAAACCATTCAATACTCTTAGACCTAGGGAAAGGGATGTACTTGGACTACTGTACTACTATAACTACAAACATAGAGACATACCAGAGAACTATAGGGATACCATTACATTCAGTGCTGATACCAAGAAGGAGATTGCACTGAAACTAGATAATTTATCTATGGATAACCTTTACAATATTTTCCTAGAACTTAGGAAGAAGAATATTCTCATTGGGGATACTTTTAACAAACAGTACCTTAAACCATTGGAGAATATTAACAGTATAACATTTGAATTCATAACCAATGACTAAGACTTCTACAGGGGATTACTTTTCTATGATTGGTTTACACTATAAGTTAATTACTACCTTTGAGGGTAATGATAACTATACTTATAGGGGAATTAAACTGAAAGTGGATAGTAATACTGGAGATACTATATTGGAGTATGAAGTAGTGGAGAAATCAATAACTAATAATAATGAATACACAGACAGTTACAGAAGTAGTGAATTTTTTAACCAACAACCCAGGTTACTTAAAGTGCGGGGATGAAAGAATAGCTTTTAGAATTGGATGTACTGTTGAGGAAGCTAAGATGGCTAAACAGTGGATGAAGAGTGGAATTGAGGAGGAGATTGATAAAGTTAAAGATATAGTTAAGGCTCCATTAGATATAATGTTGGAGGACGCACAGATTGATAAAAGTGATGTAAACCATTACTGGTATAAAGGAGAACATTTCAGCATTCATGCCAAGAATCCTCAAATTAATGCTAAAGAACAGTTTAAAATTTTACTAGAGGAATCTAAGAAGAATATACAGCCTATAGAACCTAAAGAGTATAGTAATTCTGGTAATTGTGCCATAATAAATATTTATGACATACATTTAGATAAGAGAGATGTAAGAAATCCTAACGGTGGATTATTAGCAAAAGATAAATTAGTGGAAGAACTTGAGGTAGGATTTTCAAAATTACTAAGTTCCGTACTTATAGATAAACCATCAGCCTTTATTCTTCCAGTTGGTAATGACTTATTTACCACTAATGGATTTATGAAAACTACCAAGAAGGGAACTCCTCAAGATCCAATGATTACCCACGAACAAATATTTAAGGATGGTTTAGGACTTATTAGGAGATTTATAGATACTCTTAGTCAGTATGGAGAAGTATTTGTACCAGTTATTTATGGTAATCACTCTGTAGATGCTGAATTTTACTTAGGAGTATGTTTGGAGGCTATTTATGAGAATAATAAGAATGTACATATTGAGAATACTTTAATTGCTAGAAAATATTTAACTTACCAAAGTAACCTATTTGGATTTGGGCATGGGGATTTAGAGAAGAAAAATATTGATAAACTTCCTTTAATTATGGCTACAGAAAATCCTAAAGCTTGGGGAAATACCAAATACAGAGCATTTTATCTCGGTGATCAGCATCACAAACAGGAATTTAAATTTTTTAGAACCAAGGATAACCCAGGGTGTATAGTACAATTTTTAAGAAGCACTAGTATAACAGACTCTTGGCATGAGGATAATATGTTTATAGGAGTACCAAGAAGTATGGAAGCATCTGTATGGAGTTCTGATAGAGGACAAATTTCTAACTATAATATTAATTTGTAATGGAAGAAAAATTATTATCTCAACAATTGCAAGATAAACTTAATGGGGAATTAAAACTTTGGGATGAACTTGTACAAGAATTTAGACAGTGGAACAGGGAATGGAAGAAATTTGATGCGGGAATTATTAATACGATGCCTATAGATTCTATAGGACTTATGGAGAAATTAGATAAAATATATAATATTAGTAAAAAATAATTATGAGAAAATATCGCACATATTGCTTTATCTGTGAGATGGAGGACAGGGATAGAAAGAGTATAGGTGTTCATGCAGTTAAGGATGAAACCACTGGAGGTAAAGTATATATGTGTGATAAGCATTACAATGAGTGGAAAGAATTACAACAAATAATTGATACCTATGGAGATACAAATTCAGAAGATTGATAATGTGATATTTAGTTTTAGTAGGAATGATGAGGGTGACGATATTACCCCTTTAGTTACATCCTCTGAAAAGTTACGAAAGATAATTAATAAGGCTGGCTATAAGAATGATTTTACAGCGGAGGAAAGGAATCTCTGGAATGGTATTTTCAATGTAGTAAATGAGAAATTTTCTGTAAATAAATGAAACATATACACACAAAGGTAGCCATAAAGAATATAGCTGCCCAACATAATGTAACTGCACAGGAGGCTGAGAATGTTATCAACTGTGTATTTGAGTGGTTAAGGTATGTTATCTCTGAGGAAACTGATAGGGATAAGGGGTACTTTCCAACTATTAGAATACCTGGATTTGCCACATTCTATGTACCTAAACCAGTACAGAAGAAGTGGAAGGAAATTAATAATAAGAAAAATATAGAGGATGAATCTATTTGAGTATAGAAACTGGAAGTTAGAAGTTAAACCTGAAGCCTTTACTGTTAAGGCTTTTAAGGTTTTGATGGATAGGGACAAGTCTAAGGATAAGAAGTATGGATTAGAAGATTTAGCCTATGTATACCATATGGGAGATAACTTATCACCATTTGCTTCCTACCTTGATGAGAGCAGGAGAAGTGAAGATGTTATTAAAAAAGTTATAACCAGAAAGGATTGGAAACCTGATACTGAAGTTGTAGAGGCTGTAAAAGTATATAGAGAATTGGATGAAACTGTTACTTCTAAATTTCTTGATTCTGTAAAAATAGCACTGTCTAAAATAGATGCTTATTTTAGGAATTTTAATGTTACTGAGGAAACTGATTCTGCTGATATGAAAAGAATACATGATATGATTGGCTCCTCAATGGATAGTGTAAAATCAGTGAGAGAATTGGAGAAATTGGTTAAACAGGATAAAGAAACAGTAGATTCATTTAAAGGTAAACAACAGGGTGGATTCTTTAATGATGAACATTAATGGAAGTAAATAAGTATAATACTCCTATAACTGATGAACTTCTTGGTGGTTTAGATGTAACTACTGTAGGAGAGTTTAATGAGTGCTTAGAAAAAATTGTACTTCTCCAATCCATTATAAATCCTAATAGGAAATATGCAAAGGATTTAGATAGATGGGATTTCCCAAATAAGCCACTAAAATCTGAGATTACTGAGGATGATGAAGAGTACAGAACTTTAGACCCCAAAGGGAAAATTAGAATAAATTTCAACAATCCTCATATTCTAGAGGATATGGATTACTTTAGACCTGCTGCAAAGCATTTTGAGGAGTATGGGTGCTATACAAAATTTTTTGAGAATAGGGATCCTGACTCTGATTACATGAAATTTTGGGCAGAAGAAAGAAGAAGATGTTTGGAGGGGTATGTTAGAGAAAGTGATGGGGAGTGGATTTCTGGATATAATTATTTCTTCTGGAATTATGGGAGAGTAAAATTAAAAATTAAAACAGGTAAAAGAACTGCTGTTGAAGTAGAGGGATTTCCCAATATATATGATAGTCACTACTGGTGGTTTCACTATATAGAGAGAGCAGAGAATTTAGGATATTTTGGATTTAGTTTAAAGAAGAGACGTTGGGGATATTCCTATATGTTAGGGGCACAAATGTCTAGAAATTATACACATATAAGGTTATCAAAGAGTTATATAATGGCTTCTCAAAAGGAGTACTTATATAGGGATGGGCCAATGCCAAAATTTAAGATGCAGCAGGCTTTTATAGACACCCATACAGCATTCGGAACTCCTAGGTTAATTAATACAATGGAGCATACTAAATCTGGTGGAAAGGATCCGAAAACTGGTGTTGAGAAAGGTAGATTTAGTGAGGTTATGGGTGTTACATGTAAGGATGATCCTGATAAAGGTAGGGGTAAAGCTGGTAAATTAGTAGCATTCGAAGAGGTTGGAGTATTCCCAGGACTTGAAAAAACTTGGACTGTTGCAGAGGAATCTGTTAGGCAGGGAGACCTAGGGTATGGATTTTTACTAGGATCTGGCACTGGAGGAACAGAAGGGGCTGATTTTGTTAGTGCCGAGAGAATGTTCTATGGGCCTACTGGGTATAATATTTTACCTTTAACTAATATATACAGTAAAACTAATGGTAATGGGGAATGTTCATTCTTTGTACCTGCATACCTTAGCTATGAGGAATGCTACGATAAGAATGGTAATTCTGATGTTACTAAGGCATTAGTAAGAATACTTAAGGAGAGACAAAAGATTAGACTTACTACCCATGATAATAATAGATTACTAAGCAAAAAGGCGGAAATTCCTATTACTCCTGAAGAAGCAGTATTGCGTAAGGAGGGGAGTATATTTCCAGTACTTGAACTTAAAGAATTACTTTCCTCTATATATCCATTGGAAGAAAAATTTGTTGCTCCTCACTATGTAGGAAGGTTAACTTTGGCTACTGGAAATGAGTGTAAATTTATATCCAGTACAGATATGTATCCTATTAGGCATTACCCCACAAAACCTGATATAGATAAAACTGGGGCTATAGAAATATTTGAACCTCCTAAACCTACTAAGGATGAATATAGGTATATAATAGGCGTAGACCCTGTGGAGAATGATGAGAGTTTATACTCAGTATCCTTGGCTAGCTGTATTGTATTTGATAGGTATACCAGAAGAATAGTTGCAGAGTATACCTGTAGACCCAATATGGTTAATGAGTTCTATGAGAATGTGTATAGGTTATCACTGTACTATAAAGCATATATAATGTATGAGAACAATAAGAAAGGATTATATGCCTATTTCCAACTATCTAAGAATGCTACTCACATGTTAGCAGATTTTCCTGAGCATTTAAAGGATAAGGTGGATATGAAGGGCAGAGTTCTCTATGGCAATACTGCTAAAGGGTATACCTCATCTCCAGAAATAAAAAGGTATGGTAGAAGGTTACAGGTGAACTGGATGTTGGAAACTTGCTATGAGGATAGTTCATTGGAGGAAAAAGATGAGGAAGGGAATATAAATAATAAAAATTTACTCCTTAATTTACACAAATGTAGGAGTATTGGATATTTAGAGGAAGCAAGCCAATGGAATCCTGATGGAAACTTCGATAGGGTGGATGCTATGACTGCTGTGATGATATTTGATGCAGAATTAAGTCAGTATGAAACTAAGCAGTTCAAAAAGGAGAGCCTTATAACAAAAGATCCTTTTTTCAATAAAGTATACCCAATGGGTACAAGTCAAGTATTGCAGAATACAGGTATAAAAATACCATTTGGTTATAACACACATAAGAAATATTTCTAAGTAAACTATAATATAGATATTTTTGTATAATAACTGTGCAGAATGGAGACATATTTAACCAATACTGGAAGTGTAGAGTCATTTCCTAAGCAGAAGATTCCAGAGTCACAAAAGACTAAGGATTTCTTCAAGAAATGTGCGGAGATGGGGATACGCATTGCAGATGCTAATGATATAATTAAATCTCCCTCTGGTGTAAGATCCTCTAAAAGGGATAAAATAGTAGCCTATGACATCTATGATGGCAAGATAGATAAGAGTGAGGTGGAGAAAACACTCAACCCACTAGGCTTATTCAATACCACAGAGTTTCCTGCATCCTACAGGAATTATCCCTTACTTACACCTAAAGTTAACTTACTATGTGGAGAGGAAAGAAAGAGAGTATTCAATCCAATGGTAGTTACCCTCAACTCTGATGCTATTACTGCTAAGAGTGAGGAGAAAAAAGAGTTATTCTATAAATGGTACGTTGATACTTTAGCAACTCAACAGGATGAAAGGAAAATTCAGAAGAGTTTACAGGACTTTGAGAAGTTTATGAAGTACTCCTGGAAGGATATGCGGGAAAGAATGGCTTCACAACTACTTAGGTATTTCTACCATACTCTTGATGTTAAGGAAGAATTTAGTAGAGGATTTAAGGATGCGTTGATTTGTGGAGAGGAAATATACTCCATTGAGATATTTGGCGGAGAACCTAGTTTAAGAAGAATTAACCCAAAGAATCTTAGTACTATTAGGTCTGGAGGAAGTTGGAAGATTGAGGACAGTGACATTATTGTGGAGGATAGTTACTTATCTATAGGGGAAGTTTTGGATAGATACTATGACTACTTAACACAGGCTGAGGTAAATGCCATTGAAACAGGATACTCCACTGAGCAAGCAGGTAGAGGAGGAAAATTACTTAGACCTGAACTGTACAATCCTAACATAGAGTTTGTAGATTTAAGCAGCATGAATAGTGATGACATGGATAAGTGGTTAACCACTGTTAGTGGGGCTTATGATGCTGACGGAAATGTTAGGGTTACTAGGGTTGTATGGGCAGGCATGAGAAAGTTAGGTATCATATATAGGTTCAATGAGAATGGAGAGTTGGAGAAGGATATAGTACCTGAACAGTATAAGCCTAATGCAGAATTAGGGGAAGAAGTAAAATGGGTATGGGTTAAGGAATGGTATGAGTGTACCAAGATTGGTCCAGATATTTATGTGAAGATGCAACCATGTGATATACAGATGAGGCATAGGGACAACCTATCTGAATCCAATCCAGGCATTATTGGCTCTGTGTATAATACCAATGATAGTGTAGGTAAAGGATTAATAGGGCTAGGTAAGGACTGGCAGTACCTATGGAATACCTTTATGTATAGAACAGAACTAGCCTATACCAAGGATTTAGGGAATGTTGGAGCTTTGCCAATGCACTTATTACCAGATGGATTTACCTTAGATGCCGCTATGTACTGGGCTATGAATATGGGTTGGTTGCCTATAGATGCTTTTAACCAGGGACAGGAAGGATTTGCTAAGGGTAAGTTGGCTGGTGGTATGAGTGGAATGCCCACTAGTTTTAACCTATCACAAGCAGGGCAGATACAGAATAATATCCAATTCCTACAGATGATTAAGCAGGAGGTGAATAACTTAACTGGTATTACACCTCAACGTATGGGAACTATAGATAATAGGGAAACTGTAGGTGGAGTGGAAAGAAGTGTGATGCAGAGTTCTCATATTACTGAGGAATGGTTTAGTATACATGATAATACTAAGGTAAGAGCATTGCGAGCTTTACTGGAGGCTGCTAAAATTGCCTATAGGGATATGAAATTTACCAGGGAGTTTGTATTAGATGATGGCACTAAAAGTTTACTGGAGTTTGACTACGATGTATTTGTAGAGGCAACCTATGGTGTAGATGTTACCAATTCATCCGATGACATGCAGGCATTACAAGCACTTAGAGGATTGGCTGAAAGGTATATACAGGCTAATGGTTCATTCGCTGTGGCTGCTGAGATGTTAAGGAGTAAAGATTTTGCATCAATAACTAGAAAACTTACTGAGCATGAGGAGCAAACTAGGGAAGCCCAGCAACAGCAGTTTGAGATGGAACAGGAGCAAATGGCTCAACAGGCTCAACAACTTCAGGAAACTGAGATGATGAGACTTGAATTTGAGGCTGAACAGAAGGAGTTGGATAGAGAACTTAAACAGTACGAGATAGATACCAATAATGAAACTAAGATATACACTGCTGAGTTGGCTACCTATATAAAAACTGGTGAGGAAGATAGGAATAACAATGGTATTCCTGATTCAATGGAAATTGCTGCTCAGGCTCTTAAAGAAAGACAAGCTTCCTCTGATGAGTTTAATAAACAGAAGGAGATGGATAGGAAAGAAAGGGAACTTAAACTTAAAGAGAAACAGGTTGAGTATGATAAAAAAATAAAGGAGAAACAGTTACAACTTAAAGAGAAGGAAATTCAATCCAAGGAAAGAATTGCCAAGAGGAATAAGAATAAGTACGATAAGTAATCCTTTAAACTAACTCTATGTGGATAACTCTAGGAAATGAGAAAGTTAATTTTGATTTAGTATTAAGGTTTAGAAGGGAAGAGAAAATTTTATATGTCACTGATATTACAAATAGTACAAGAATGATTTACTATAATTCTGAAAGTAAAGCTAAACAAGTTGAGAACTACTTAATGAAAGTTCTCAACTCTAATTTGGTTATAAACAGTGAGATAAATGAACCTAATAATTTGTATTAACCAATATAATAAATTTAATTTGTATAATAATTTAACAAAGGCAAACAATGGGAAAAGAAGCAAGTTTTGATTTTAGTGATTTAATTGATGGAGGAGCACAGTTAATTGCTGAAACATCACCTGGATTTACTGGAGGTAATGAGGGTGGAAATGAAGAAGTTGAAGATAAAAATACTAAGAGTTCTTTGACTAAGGCTAGTGAGGCTGAACTAATTAAGAAAGATATTGAATTTATAGTTGGAACTCCCCCTGATTTAGGTGATGAGGATGATGATGAGCAAGTGGATGATGATGAAGCTAATGAGGAAAAGGAAAAATCCCCCTCTTCCAAAGATACTAAGGATGCTTCTGGTTCCTTTGCTCTTGCCTTTGCAAAGTTCCAACAGGAAGAGGGGGTAATTTCCGAACTCAATGAGGAAGAATTAACTAAAGTTATTGAGGAGGAAGGAGAGGTAGGTGCACTGAAGTACTTACTGGAAATCCAAAGAAATGCTATCTATGAGGAAGCAAAGAGTGTGTACTCTGCTGATCAAGCTGCTTTAAAGGAATACTTTGAAATGCGTGATGCAGATGTAGATGAGGAATTAGCCAAGGAGTTAGCATTCAATAAGGGTAAGTTTGATAGTATTACTCCAGATAAGTTGGAGGAAGATGAAAAACTTAGAAAAAGTATTCTTACACAGCACTATAAATTAACTACTACTTTTAATGATACAAAGATTAAGAAGTTGGTGGAGCAAAGTATAACTACTGGGGAAGATATTGATGAGGCTAAGGAAGCATTGAATGAACTTAAAGTTATCAATGAGAAACAGATTGCTGAGGCTAAGAAACAAGTTGAAGTGCAGGAAAAGAATAGATTAGCACAGGTTAAGGCATACCAAGAGGAATTTAAGAAATTTGTATACGAGAAGGATGAGTTCTTTAAGGATATGAAGATTAATAAGCAGACTAAGGATAAGTTAATTGACATGGTTCTTAAACCAGTAGAGAAGGATGCTAATGGTACTCCCCTCAATGCTATATGGGCTGAGAGAGCTAAAGACCCTAAGAAGTTTGATGCCTATGTAGCCATGCACTTACTCAACGGAACATTCTATGGGGACTTGGGTAAAATTAAGACTAAGGCTAAAACTAGTGCTGTAACAGAGTTGGAGAAACATTTAGAAACAAAGAATAAAGGTCTTGGAGGTAAAACTGTGAATAAATCTGCTGGAAGTAGCATTATGGAACAGTTCTTACGTGAAGGACAAAATTACTAATAACCTAATTTTAAAATTTAAATAGAAGATGAAAGTTTTTAAGAATCAAATTGATGATCCTAAAAGATGGGGGAAGTTAACAACTGAATCCCACCTTGCAAATGCAGGTATGACAAGTATTCAAACATCTAAGATGATTGAAAGGCTTGTAGACTTGGATATTGGAGCTAACAACTTTGTTAGTTTCGTGGAAAGTTTACCTGAGTATGTACTTGATGAGGAAGGTCCTTACAGATACGCTATTCAAGGTATCAATGAAAGAAATCATGGATTGGTGAAAGCCACTGTGGATGCTGCTGGTACTACACTTGTAACTGATGCTCATAAGGCTGGTTATAAAGGTAATATCTTTTACATGTGGTTTGAGGATGATGTATTCTTCCCAAGTTCTTCCATAACCTCTAATCACCCTGAGCAAATTGTTCTACGTGTGATGGAGGAAGGTGTACAGATTGGTACACAGACTAGATACTCTGTACAAATGTTAGGTACTGCTGATAGCACTATGTTTGTACCTGCTAGTGAAGTTGCCGCTGGAACACGCTGGGTGGATAGATATGGTCTAGTTGAGCCTGATAGGTCTGTTCGTGGTAAGGGTATGGATTTCTCAACCCATTTCCAACTAGAGAATAGTACCTCTACACTTCGTATTAACTATGAAGTTCCTGGTAACATGATTAATAAAGGTGTTAATAGACCTTTAGAGTGGACATTTGTAAATGATGATGGTACTCGTGAAACTCGTTGGTTGCCTAAGTTGGAGTATGAGTTCAACAAAACATTCCGTAGGGATAAGGCTAACCTAATGCTTTATGGAAAAGCTACTACTTTTAATGGTTCTCCTACCTTAATTAAGGGTGAATCTGGTAATGTAGTTAAGGCTGGTATGGGCTTGTATGAGTTTATGAATACTGGTAATATTAAGTACTACAATAATTTCTCCATTGATAACTTTGCTAAGTTTATCCTAGATATTACCTACAACATGGTTAGTGGCGATAATAGGAATATTGTGGTAACTACTGGTGAATATGGACTATACCAAGCACATAAGTCATTGAGCAATAAGGCTGCTGGGTATGCTTGGTTACAATCTGGACATAACTTCAAGGTTGAGGGTAATAGGGTTATCCTAGATGAAGGTCAAATTATGGAGTATGTGTTTGTCAATGGTATCAAGATTAAGTTTATGCTTGATAAGATGAAGGACAGCACTATCTATAATACTATGCCTCACCCAGAAGGAGGTCCTGTAACTTCTTACATCTATGACATCTATGACTTTGGTACTACCAATGGTAAACCTAATGTTCAGAAGATTAAGGTTAAGGATTATGAGGAACTTTATGGCTACATTCCTGGTATGCGTGACCCATTCCAACCTTACAATAACTTAGGTAAACCTCGTATGATGGCTAGTTCTAAGGATGGATACTCTGTATTTAAACAGTGGGTAGGCGGTATTCACATGAATAACCCTAAGAAAACTGGACGTTACATCCCAACTATATATCAACTGTAGTATTTGTTTTTGAAAAATTAGGGGAGATTATTTGGATTTCCCCTAATTTTAATTTAAATTTGAGATTTAATTAATTTAAAAATTGGAACTAAACTAAAGGCAAAATTTATGACAAGAGAAGAAGCACTAAAGGCTGGGTATTTAAAGAATAAGGTAGTTTACCTTAAATTAGTACCTAAACCTAACGCATTAACAAGAGATCCAAATAATATTGCATTTGGAGGATTTGATGGTTCATTGACATCTTTAACAATAGGAACTGATAGGTTTAATAGGCTAATTGACCCTTTTAGTAGTGATGAGGAGCGTAAGTATTTTGAGGAGGTAACTAAACAGAATCTAAGTGTGTTTACTCCAAACAATGAGTTCTACGCCAACTACACATTTAATGTGATTAAAGATCCTGAACTTATTAAAAGAGGTAAAAGATTAGATTTAAGTGATCCTAATCAAATGTTGGATTATTTAATTATAAGTAAAACATTACCAAATGTGGTGGCTCCAAGTCCAGAGGCATTTGAGGCTAATCCATTCTGTAGATTTGTACTAGTAGAGGATGGACATGAAGAAAAATTAGCAAGTGCTGTAATGGATGAGCAGGAAGAAATCTACACATTCTTTGGGGAAATTAAGTCTAGTATAAGCAAGATGAGGTATTTCCTAAGTGTATACTATGCCACCAAGATGAGTACTATGAGTGTACCAGAGGATGCTGATAAGGAATTCTTACATAAGGAAATTAAGAAAATTATTGATACTGATAAGGAAGGATACCTAAAAGTTGTACGTGATAAGGACTACTCTACTAAAGAATTTATTCAAAAAGCCATTGATGGAGGGGCAATTACTAAGCAGGGTATAGGTACTTATAGAATAACTGGTGAGGAGAAAGATTTTGGGTATACTGATTTGGTAGCATTCCTACAGATGATTGAGGAGAAAGACCCAATCATGTATGGAAGAATTGAAGCGGTAACTAATAAAAAAAGTAAGAAATAATGACAAGTGCTGAGTTTAAGATAGCCTTTGAGACTAGATTCTACGCTGCAACAACAGTGAATGGTTTAGGGTGGAGTAATGATGAGATAAGTGAGTTTCTTAACTATGGACAGAATACTTTAGTTTCTGCTATAGTGGAATCTGGAAACTTAGAGGCTATCTCTAACTTGGTAAAATTTGATGCTATTAGTGCAATTCCTTCAGTTACTTATGGTGAAAGAAGATTTGCTGCTAATATTTCAAATTATTACACATTAATAGATGCAGAGTTAGTAGTTTCTGGAAATAATTATCCAATGGAAAAAATAGGTGTTGAAACAATTTCAGCATTTAAGGTTACTCCATACAACACTGCAATATTTAGACAGCCTAAAATAGCTATAGACGATAGTTTAGGAAATGATTATCCTACATTTGTAGTACTACAAGGGGGATATATTGCTGGAACACCTTCAGCACTAAACTATAGATATGTAGTTAAACCTACAGCAATTGATATTGATAATTCCATTACTACTAATTTAAATATAGTTTTACACGATAAGATAGTAGATATTGCTGTACAGAAGGCTGTAGAAACATATATTAAAACTGGACAATCAACACAGTAAGAGATGACTTCAACAGAGCAACTAGTACTATTCTACGATATACTGGAGAATACTAATCCAATATTCAGGAACACAGAGGAAAGACCAATTACGGATGTAGTATTCCAGTATCTCAATGAGGCACAGATAAGATTATTTAATAATAGGTATCTTCCAGGAAATATGCTGGAGAATATTAGTATGATTAAAAGTTTAAAGAATGAGTTGAAAAGTTTACTAAGTTCAACAACTCCTGCTTTATCTAGTGGCACTAGATATGATTATTCCAAAACTACTGCTTGGGGAAATGAACTAACCTTTGTGGATGGAACCATAAATATTACTAGAAGTGGTTATCCAATAGCTTCAAGTGTTAAAGTAGATTTAGTACCAATACTAGATATATATGTTAATAAATACTTAACTAACCATACCAATAAGCCTATTATACTTCAACCTGTAGTATTTGTAGATAGGAGTGATAATACTTTATGTGTAATACATGATGCTTTTACGGCAATTACCAATCCAAGCACAGTTAATATTACAGTACTAAATAAACCAGCATTTATTGCTACTGGGCAAAATTGTCAACTTGATGTTAAACTTCATGAACAAGTTGTAAGAGATGCTGTAACAATGTTTTTACAGGATAAACTAAATTTAACAACTAAGAAGGATGGACAATCTGGAAATGCAGTTTAAGGTTCAGCAGAAATTACAGAACCATATTTCAATGGACTTAGATGTAAGGACTATTGATGTGGAGTATTTTCTAAATAGAGCACAGGAACTTTGGACTGATGAAATGTACAGTTTATATAAAGGGCAGGAAGAGTTAACTAGAAGATTAGGTTCTTTACTTATTACCTATACATCCAGTGCTGGTTCAACTGGTACTGGTATACATGGAGGGCAACTTTGGGTAATACCTTCAAATGTTAGGTATGTTACAGATGAATCTATAAATACCCATACTATTCCTGTTAAACCTGTAGATAATAACTACTACAACCTAAATAAAAATAACCCATTCAAGAAACCCTGCTCTAAAGTTATATGGAGAATGAGTGCAGGAGATAAATTACATGAACTAATTGGTTATACAGGACTTACAATTTCTAACTATAGTCTTGTTTATATCAAAAATCCTTCCGAAATTAGCATCTTCAATGATACTGATTGTCAAATAGGTACAGAGTGGCATGGTGAGATTGTAGATAAGGCTGTAGAGTTTGCAATGGAGATATACAGAATTGCTGGGAGTTTGAGAGTCAAAGAAATACAATAATAATTCTTTTATGTTTAATTTAATACAAAAACAAAATGATTAATGAGAAGAACACAACCTACCTATTTGTAGGTAATGTTACTAACGGATTTGCTGACAATGCTGATGTAGATATTGATTTACAGCCTGCTGGCTCAGTAGTACTGGTTAAAACTGACCAAACTACTATTAAGAGTGAAGAGGGTGCTTTGGTATCTGGAACAGGCTATCAGCTTATTAACAAGTTAAGTGATGGGACTATTGTAAGATCCCCAATGTTTACTAGTGCTAATATTGTTACTAAGGGTAAAGCTGCCTATGCACAACCTTCTGAGCAGGTTAGTTTTCTAGGTTATGATGGAAGTACTGTAACTGGGTTGGGTACTATTACTTTAGGGGAAAGTTACATTGTAGGATTATGGTTAAACCACACTAAGGGTGCTTATGACCAAAAGGGTGAAGTAAAGCATATTAGTGCTTATGCCACTGATACTACTCAGGCTACCATTGCGAAACAGTTGATGGAAAGTCACATAAAGAATTTCTCCCCATTACGTGAGAAGTATCCTTCCATTCTATGTGATAGGGTTGCATTAACTACCTCTGTAGCTGCTATTACTGACAATGCTACTATCTATAAGCTTACTAAAGGTTTAAAGACTGTTTATACCTATACCAAGGCTGCTGCTGGTGATGCTACTTTAGCTGCTTCTCAAGTGGATGTTACATTGGGTAATAATGTTAATATTCCTACCTATAATGGTAGAAGTTTTAGCTTTACTGCTAGTGCTTTAGGTACAGGTGCAGGTAGACACGTAATTTATATTGGCACTACTACATATAGTGTTGCTGATGCTGGTACTGATGCGCAAAATGCTACAGCTATTGCTGCTGCTATTAATGCTGGGACTCAAGCTTCTGCTTCTGCAAATAGTGCTACTGTAACTATTACTTACCATGAAAATACAGTTGCTTTACCACCTATGGTGCTATCAAGTGCTGATGATTCAACATTTGCCAATGTTGCTGTAACTATTGCCTCTGGTGATGCTATTCCAGTAATGTATAAGATTGGTGCTACTGCTACTAACTCTGCTACATTTGAATTGGATGAACCTTGGCAAGGAGAGACTGGTTATGTTTATGAAGGTACTACTGCTGCTACCAATATTGGTATAGCCACATTAACTTCTGATACTTGGGGATTAAAGTTCACAGGTGTTAAACAACCTTTCAACGCCCAAACTGATGAGGATATTAAGATTAACTTTGACCTAGCCACTGATTCATTTGGTACTTATGGTACTGAGTATAAAGCCGTTAAACCTAATAAAGGTCAAGGTACTTGGCAAGCTATTGCTGAACTAGAGGCTTATGCTCAGGGTAATGAAACTTGGTACAAGAATAGTGCTTATCCCGCTACTGATTACCGTAGAGAGGCTGTTGCTGGTACTGGTGGTTTAGGTTACGATGTAATCACTGTAAGTTTCCGCAATGAGGTTAACTTTGCTGCATCAGGTGTAAGTGTTGGAAGTCCTTGGACTGCTGTAATTGCCATGAGAAGTGGATTAAGCTATGACACCTTGGATACTGCATTCGGAGTATAGTAAACTATAATTTGGTTATAAAGGGGAGGAAATTAATCCTCCCCTTTTTTGGTTTGTAGTTAATTTATAGTATTTTTAAACAATTAATAAGAGTAATAATGGAAACTAAGATAACAGGAATATCAAGGGAAGTTATAGAGGAAATGGATAGAGCCTCCTTTGCTAAGGAAGGTGGGGTATGGTTAAAGAGTACCACAGATTTAGGTTCAGGAGCAGGTATTGCTCCAACAGGAAAGTATAAGGCTATTGTAGTTGGGGATAATGGAGTTACTATATCAGCAATAACCTATTTATACCCAGAAAAGTATAAAGGAGTAATAACTGACTTTGCTTTTACTGCTGGACAAGCCTATTTTATAGAGTTCAGTAATTTAACTATTACTGCTGGGGAAGTATTTCTAGTAAATAAATAACTACTATGGAGAGCAAGGATTTACAGCAAGAAGTGAAGAATTTGCAGGAGGCTAATATTAACCTAAGATTTAATACTGTGGAAAAACAACTTTCTAAGATAGAATCCCTTTTAGAACATTACCTGGGTAAAGCAGAAGAAAACCACAAACTAGCACTTCACAATATAGAGGAAACTAAAACTAGAGTAACTACTTTAGAGGAAAAACAAAGAAACTGCCCTATAGCAACATATAAAGGAGAACTTAAAAGATTTAGTATAGAAACTAAATTTTTAAGATTCTTATTTTCAAAGGCTTGGGTTGGTATAGTGGTAACAACAATTTGGATTATAGTAATTGTAATGCTACTAGCAGTATTTGG